CTTTTTGTTTTCTGCCGCGTTGCCGTAGTCCGCGCTGTAGAGGATCTTTGTGGCGTCAGCCAAGTTGGCTTCACCCTTGAACGGGTGGACCATGGCGGCGGCGTAGGCCACACGAGAGAGGATGACGCGGGTGGATTCAAAGGCCAGCTTGGCCGCCTTGAAAGCGTCATCGGCGGACGTGTGCTCGATGGTGCCAGCGGCCCAACGTGCCCGGAGGTCGCGGATTACGTTGGCTTCATCGGTGGCCAGCGCAGCCTTATCGGCGGCAGTGAGAGCGCGGCCCTTGACTTTGGGCGTAGCGGTGGCAGGAGTGGCGGGGGTAGCGGTGGCTGTTGCCATGGGAATCACGGTTCCTTTTCGTCGGCGTCCCGTTCGGCGTATCCGTTCGGCGACAAACACAAATCTTCCACGTCCAGATTCAAAAGTCAAATTGAGTACAGATTCACCCCGTATCCCGTGACGTGGCGCGGTTTATTGAGTGTCCGGACGATTCCATGAGGGAGCCCGATTCCCGCGTTTTTGGGCAGGGTCGGGTGACCGACCCCCGTACCCAGTGACAACGGCCGGCATGGCCCGGTTGCATAGCGGTGGCTGACCTGGCACATGGATTCAATTTCCAGATATAAACGTTAACGCATCCCTTTGATGGAACCCTGGGCAAATTTTCTGGGATTTTCCGGGGGCTCTTGCCCATGATTGCCCGATGCCCCCGGGCTGGATACCGGGATTGTTGCCCATAGGGGTCACCAGGTTGCCCATCTCACCCTTCGGCGCCCCCGAGTTTTGCCCATGCATGGGACGTGTCGAAGGTGTGTTCGAGCGCCGGAACTGGCAGGATAAACGTAAACGCCAATCCGAAAAATCGCGTCCGGCCTCCGGCCAGAATGGAGACACAGTGCCAGCAGCACAGCTTTCAATCCAGAAGATCAAGTACGGGGAGCCGTACACCTCCGCCGCCGGCCAGACCGGGATCGCGTCCGAGGATGCCGTGGTGGTCAACGTGACTGATGATGCGGGATCGACGACGCACATCTTCCTGCCGGTGTCCCAGGCGTTGCAGTTGGGGCGGCTGGTCACCAAGGAGGCCGCGACCCTGATCCACGACGCAGTGGACGACAATGGCAAGCCGCTGTACTCGATCCGCGAGCGCATGCAGCTGATCTACGGCTACAAGAATGGCGCCTCCCCGGAGCAGGCCATTGCCAAGGACAACCTCCCGGACACCTCCCGCTTCGCCGAGCTGTTCAAGGAGCCTGGCCTGATCGACGGTGGCCCGGCTGCGGTTGCCCCCGACTCCCCGTACTGGCGCGGCCCCACCCCCAACCAGGCCTGGATCGACGAGAAGCTGCACCGCGACCTGGCGTGCCCCGAGTGTGGTGGCCCGATCTTTATCTCCCGCTACCCCACCGACGGACCACGATCTGCCTGCGCCGATTCCAAGTGCAAGTACGCCAACGGCATTACCCCCTTCCCCCGCCAGTTCCGCCCCGCCGTCGATGGTCCGCTTATTGCCTCCGGCGGCTGGTCCGCTCCCTCCGAACACTTCGTCGTGGAGGAGGAGTCAATCACCCGCGTGCCGTTCAACGCCGAGGCCGACACCGACGGCGATGCCCAGCCGGAACCGAAGAAGAAGACCAAGCTCCGCCACAACCACAAATCTCAGGTCTTCGTCACGGATGGCTCCTGCCCCTGGTGCGCCGACTACGCCTCCAAGCACGGGATCCCCGAGGAGGAGCAGTGAAGTTCGAGATGCGCCTGCAGTCCACGACCGCGATGGAGGTCATGCCCGCCATAGTGGACGCCTCAACCGCCGCCGACGCCGCGGCCCTGGCCCAGCAGCTGAACCCCGGCTGGGAAGTATTCAGCATCTGGGAGGTGGCAGAGTGAAGTTCCTGATCTTCCTCCAGTGGATGTTTGGGGTCGGCACCTCGTTGCTGATTTTGGTCACCATCGTCAACGTCGCGGGCAAGATGCTCGCCACCCCCGGCCCGGACGACGACCTATTCTTCCGGCTGGCAGGAGCGTGCTTCGGCTTCGCATTCACCTCCTGGCTTGCCCTAAACGCAGCAAAGGAACTCTAGTGCCCAAGTATGAAACCACCCCCAGGGACTACATCCCCTCCACCATCCGCCGCCCCGATTCCCACGCCGACTGCTGGCGGCTGGACCACTCTGGCCTGATGACCTGGCTGGGATTCCCCGGCGACGTCAAGGTCTGCAAGCACGGCAAGGTCATGGTCCGCATGGAGGTCGGCCCGAACTCCCGGATTGCCGGACCCGGCACCGACTTCTGGCAGACCCTCTCCCCGATCTTCAATCCCATCCAGTACCGCCGAGCACGAAAGGCCCTCAACGCATGAAACGGTGGTCCACCGAATCCGTTACCTGGGCGTCCATCACGGTGATCTTCGCCGTGTTCGCCATCTTCGTCCTCGTGGATGTGCTCTCATGAACGACTACGATCTGCAGGGCCACCACCCCGGCTGCCCCTTCGACAGGAACCGCCCCTGCATCTGCGTCTACCTGCGCTCGTGGAAGCCAGTTGCGGACTCACGCCTGGCTGGCCCGGGCATCCTGCTGATGCCGGAAGATTTCATCCGCGTCACGATCCCCACCCCCCAGAACCGTGATGCCGCCCGACGCGCTGGCTTGGCCAAGGCCCCCGTGCGCACCGGCCTCATGGCACAGTCGGCCAACGCCTACCTCACGGCCCACCCGGAGGCGCTGTACAAGGCGCGGGCCGAGCACTGGGAACGGCAGGCCGGGTTCTGGAAGTCCGCCGCAAGGGTGTTTGCCATCCTCGGTGTGCTCTCGGCAAGCGTGACCGCAGCGACCGCCGGCCACCTTGCGGGGTGGTGGTGATGGAGAAATACCAGGGGCCCTGGTTCCCGCGCGAAGCTCCGCCCATCCCGCCGGCCGATCCGAAGCCGCTGCCTGACTTCACTGCGATCCGACTGGAGGCGGAGGTGGCCTACCCCTCCGGCATGCAGGAGTTCGTCCGGCGCACAGTCGAGTTCCAGACGATGCGCTGCGAGCGGTTCCTGGAGGAGGTGCTGCGCCTGACCCCCGAGGAGAAGGGTGTCATCGTCGCCCACCCCGACCTGTTGGCCCGCGCCGTCGCTGGCGAGAGCATCACCATCCACCACCCCAGGGGCTTCGGGAAGAAGCGGCGCCTGGCCGTCATCAAGGGCATCATGGACAAGGCCGAGAATCCTCCGCTAAGCGAGGAGCAGATCAAGCACCGGGCGAACCACTGGAAGCTCTACGAGGACCCGGTCGGCCGGGCGCTGGTCGAGGAAATCCTGCGACGGAAGGCTGAGAAGAATGGTTGAGCGCACGATTGTGGAGTGGCCCAACGCCGGGTACGAGCTGATGGTCGAGCTGACCAGGCAGAAGTGTGCGGAAGAGGAGCGCAAGCGCAAGTGGCTGGAGCGCTTCGCCACCCTCGCACTCTGGTATCACAAGGCTCCCCGTGGACGCTGGGAGCTGGGCGCCATCGACCGGGACTCGGTCTCCTGGCGCTGCCCCAAGCCCACCGCCGAGCGCTTCCCTCCGGGAACAAATGGCTGGCTTCATGCTGCCGCAATGAAGATTCGCGCTGGAGAGTGGTCGGGTCGGGACGCAGTTGCCGCTCATGAGGCAGGGAAGTGGCTATGCTTGTAAACACTTATGCAGAGGCGGTCCGCCATACTGCACCAGGCTTGGGGGATACGGGTGCCATGTCGTCCACAAATGGGGTGTTCCCCGGCGATAACGTCGTGCGATCCCGTTACAGCCTCCACCCGCATCATGCGGAAGGCCTTCTCCGGGGACTCGCTCACGCCGGTACTCGCCGGGGAACTGGCCACCTCGCGTTGCCGCCGTCCTCCTGATCCTGGCCGTTCATTCCAGGTTGAACAGTGTGATCTGCACGGCAACTCATTAACAGAGTCTCAAAACGTTTACGCAAATACAAGGGAAGGGAATACCCGAAATGTCAACCGAGGTACCTGTTTTTCCGAGGGATGGACTACTTGGCCCCATCGAGGTGGAGTCCGTACCCAAGGTGGTGTCGGCCATGGCGCTGACCGAGGAGACTGCCGACCAGGTCATCGCCTGGATCGAGGGAGTCCGGGGGTTGGGGGCTGCCTGCCGCAATAGCCACAACGTCGGCGGTAACTGGGTGGAGCAGGGCATCTATGTCCCAGCCATGCCGCCGCTGAAAGAGGGCCAGGAGCACACGCCGTACAGCTCAGGCATCGTGCCGGCTGCCTTCGGCCAGTGGATCATCCGCGGGATCGAGGACGAGTTCTACCCCTGCGATGTCGAAGTGTTCGCCAAGAGCTACCGCGGAAGGTCCGGTTCCTAGTGGGCCGCACGCCGCTGGGGGCGGCAACCAAGGACCAGGTCGCGGGAACCCGCGTCACCGCCATCGAGAAGAAGGCCCTTGAGGCGAAGTTCGGCACCGCCTCCAAGGCGCTGCGGTACTTCATCGACAAGTTCCTTGAGGAGGAGATGCAGAAGTGAAGGCTGTCCGCTTTGCCAAATCCCTGACCCCCCTCCTCGTTCCCATTGATCAGGTCCAGCAGCACCCGGACAATCCGAACAACGGCGACGACGACAATCTGCGCGAGTCCATCCAGATCAATGGCTTCGTCACCGCCATCACGGCTGACGCAAACACCGGCTACATCGTGGCTGGGAACACCCGCTACCGCACCCTCCTGTCGCTGGGAGCTACTCAGATTCCCGTGATCTGGGAGGACCAGTGGGACTCGATGGGAGCCAAGCGCTACCTGGTGGGCGACAACGCCTCCTCCCGCCGGGCGGTCATGGATGACGGCCACCTGGCCCAGTTGCTCAACGAGCTGCGCGCGACGGAGCAGGGTCTTTTGGGATCCTCTGTCACCGACGCCGAGCACGACCGCCTCCTGCTCGATCTGGCCAATGCGGCGGGGGAAGTCCCTGACGTCTCCGGCTTCGGGGCCAACCAGCACGGCACCATGGGCATGTTCCAGATCGTGCTGGACTTCGAGGATGCCGAGTCAGAGCGCGATGCCGTCTTTGCCGAGCTGTCTGAGCGGTACGAGAACGCGCGGGTGGTGAACCTGTGAGCGAGCCCGTTCCCTTCACCGGCCCCACCGGCTTGGCCCGCGCCATCGAGGCGGGTGTCGATCCCAACGCCGACCTGGAGGAGGAGGACCGCGAGACGCGCATCGAAGCAGCGGTCAATCTCCGCCTCGCTGGAGCCTCCTACTCCGACATCGCCAAGACGCTGGACTATTCCTCCCCCTACCGGGCACGCACAGCGGTGGAGAAGGCGCTGGCCGCAGACATCGCCTCGCCGGAGGAGCGGGACATCGCCCGCCGCCTGGCCGACAAGCGCCTGAACAAGCTCCTCTCCTCGGTCATGTCCAAGGCACTGAACCCCAAGGACCCGCAGCACCTGGCCTACAACGCCCGGGCCATGGCTGTGATCGACCGGCAGATCAAGCTCTGGGGTCTGGATGCCCCCACGCAGGTCCAGATCAGCGCCACGGATCAGCAGATCATGGAGTTGGTGGAGGTGGTCCGCCCCTCGGCCGAGGCTGACAAGCTGCAGGTCGAAGCGGAAATCCTCGAAGCTGACGAGCTGGACTGATGGCGAACCCGAACGGCAACCTCGCCGGAGCCACCGACCCCTCCATCCCTGGCTGGCAGGATCGGATCAACGAGCGGGTGCGCGAGCAGCAGAAGAACACCCAGCGCAAGCGGGAGCGGACGCGAGGCATGAGCATCCCCTACGACCCCGAGCTGCACAAGCTCCTGATCGTTGCTGCCCAGCGCCGGGACATCTCGTTGGTGGGCTACTGCCGGCGGGCCATCATGGCGATGATCGCCCATGACCTCGACCTGCCCTTCAAAGACGTGGCCCAGCATGGGGCGCAGCCGGTTCCCTTCGGGAAATCCGGGGCGCACTTCAAGGAGCGGACCAACGACAACGGCATGAGCTTCGGGCGCTGGTCGATTACGGGGCTGAAATGACGGAATTTCAGGTATACAGCTTGGTATGGTCGATAGCCCTCTCGGTTATCGGCCTTGCCGGGCTGTATTTCGCCGGTAATAAGTCCCAATTGGGGTGGGCAATTGGGCTAAGCGTCCAAGTTCTCTGGATTATCTTCGCAATTACTACCACCCAATGGGGATTTATCCTCTCTGCGCTCGGTTATGGACTGATGAACCTCCGCAATTGGCGGAAGTGGCGCGCAGATAAGCGCAAAAGCGAGCACGCGGCCTGAGATACTGTCTGCATGCTTGCATCACAGACCGCCGTAGACCCCAACGCCTGGCAAAGTTGGGATAACAAGTCGAAGGAGCGCTACCTTGAAGCGCTAGAAGCCTCGGAAAAGACCAAGAAGGTCTGGTACTGCACCAAGGGGCGCTCCTGCGACGGGAAACCGCACGACCAGTACGACTACCCCCACGCCCGAGGTGACCAATGGCCACCGGAGGGCAAGGACTGGCTGGTCTGGCTGCTCAAGGGTGGCCGAGGCTCCGGCAAGACCCGCTCCGGGGCTGAGTGGATTCGCAACATGTCCAAGAAGCTGGAGCGCACCTCGATCATCGGCCCCTCCTGGTCGCACGTGCGCGACACTATGGTGGAAGGCGACTCCGGACTCCTGGCGGTCTTTGACGGCGCCAAACAGAAGGCCATCTGGGAGCCGTCCAAGCGAAAGCTGACCGTCCCCTGCGGCTGCCGCCTGACCAAGTACGGCAAGCCGCCCCACCGCAAGGGCCACTTCATCCAGGCCTTCACGGGCGAGGAACCCGAGCGCCTGCGTGGGCCCCAGCACGCCGCTGTCTGGCTGGACGAGCCCGCCCACTTCGCGCTGATCGAAGCTACCTGGGACAATATGATGTTCGGCCTGCGCCTGGGCAAGCGCCCGGTGGTTCTCTGTTCCACCACCCCCCTCCCCACCAAGTGGATGAAGAACCTGATCGCCGAGCCGGACACTGTCTCCGTGACGGTGTCCACGTTTGCCAACAAGGACAACCTGGCCCCGACGTTCCGCAAGGTCATGTTCGCCAAGTACGAGGGAACCCGCCTTGGCCGGCAGGAACTCTACGGCGAGGTGCTGGAGGACATCGTCGGCGCACTGTGGACCTACTCGATGATCGAGCCGCACCGCGTCGAGCGCATCATCGAGGGCGAAGGCGACGAGGCCACGGGCCGACCAGCGCTCACTCACGAGGACATGGACCGGGTAGTGGTGGCCATCGACCCCGCCGGTAGCTCTGACCGCAAGCGCGACGAAACCGGCATCGTGGTGGTCGGCAAGCGTGGGGATCAGTACTACGTGCTCGACGACCTCTCCGGCCACTACACCCCGGACGGCTGGGGCAAGGCCGCCTGGGCCGCGTTCGACAAGTATGAGGCCGACAAGGTGGTGGCGGAAAAGAACTACGGCGGCGAGATGGTCAAGCACACCCTCCATAGCGTCCGCGCTGGTGGACCTGTCGAGCTGGTCCACTCCCGCCGAGGCAAGGTGCTGCGCGCCGAGCCCATCGTCGCCCTGTACGAGCAGGAGCGCGTCCACCACTTCGACCGCTTCGAGGACCTGGAAACCCAGATGACCGAATGGGTGCCCGCCAAGGACAACTCCCCTGACCGCGTCGATGCGCTGGTCCACGGCCTGACCTCCCTCACGGATGCCGCTGGCCCAGCCTCCATCGCCCTGCCCAAGGGGTCGCTGCGCGGCGCTGCAGGGGATCGCTTCGGCAACTTCGACACCAGCTTCTACGGCGGCACGCAGCTCGGCTCCGGCTATGGCTACCGGCCCCGCGAGGAGAAGGCTGTGGTGGAGGCTGCCGAGTCCATCGCCGAGACGGCGGCGCGGATCGCGGACGCCCTGGGATCGCCCGAGCTGTTCCTGCCCAAGCGCTTCGCGTGCAAGGACGGCGAGCACCCGGGGGTCTTTGAGTCCCACGCGCCGGGTCGGGAAGGCGTCATGGTGTGCTCTCGCTGCCTCCACGATGTAGACGTAAACGAGGATGCATCGGCCATGGCAGACGCCTAATCCTGTTTACGCACGGTACTCTCATAGGCATGGTGGAAATTGTTCTGTGGATCATTGCGTTTATCGTCGGCTCACTATCAGCGGGGCGGATCACACGCCTCCTGACGCAGGACAGTTTCCCGCCTATTGCCTGGCTCCGCATCAAATGGGACGACAAGACCGACGGTAGCTCTTGGAACATTTTGTTCCACTGCCACTGGTGCATGTCCATGTGGGTAACCATTCCCATCGGGCTGTGGGCCTGGCTCTCCAACCTCCACCCTTCCTGGTGGGTATTCAATGCCATCATGGCGGCGTCCTACGTTGCGCCCATGATTGTCGAGCGAGACGAGAAAGAGTAAGCAATGGGACGCATGAAAACGCTGGAGATTGCTCCGGCACCCGTCTCGCTTGTAGCCTCCGCAGCACGTATCCGCGGGGGCTACTCGATGGGAACGACGCCGCGCAATACGACGCAAGATGCCTGGCACTCCGAGATGTGGACTCACTACCGGAACATCGGGGAGTTCCGCTACGCATGCGACTGGATCGGCGGCATGCTCTCCAAGGCCATCATCTACGGCACGGTGGAGACGGTCGATGGGATCGAGCGCGTCGAGGAAGGGAAGATTCCCGAGTACCTGACGGAGCTGTTCGGCAACGCTGACGGCCGCGCCGAGATGTTCCGGCTGATCGGCATCCACCTCTCGGTCACCGGTGAGTGCAACATCCTCGCCTACACCGACCCCGACCCCTTCGGAGACGGCGGCGACAAGTGGGAGATTGCCGCCTCCACCAAGGTGTCCCGGCCCATCGACGAGGAGGGCTTCTACACCATCAACGGAGTACTCCTGCCGGTGCCCGCCAACGAGGTGCTGTGCATCCGGCTGTGGAGGCCGGACCCCGAAGAACCGCACATGTCCTTCTCCCCGGGCCGCTCGGTCATCTCCACACTGCGCCAGCTGCACAAGCTGACCCAGTACATCGACGCGCAGATCGACTCGCGCCTGGCTGGTGCTGGCATTCTCCTCATGCCCGACAATATGACCCTGCCTCCGGCTCCGACCGAGGAGGGGGAGGAGCCGGTAGTCAAGGCTGCCAACTCCGCCGAGGAGCTGATGTCGATTCTCATGGAAGCCATGATGGCCTCCATCCAGAACCGGGACCACGCCTCCTCGATGGTCCCCATCGTCGTCACGGCCAGCGCCGAAGCCATCGCCGCCGTCAAGCACATGACCTTCTGGTCCGAGCTGGACGAGCATGCCATCGAGCTGCGCAAGGAAGCCATCGGACGCCTGGGCCTGGGCATGGACGTACCGCCCGAGGTGCTGCAGGGCTCCTCAGACTCCAACCATTGGTCCGCCTGGCAGGCCGACGAGTCCGCGATCAAGGCCCACGCCGAGCCGCTGCTCAAGATCATCACCACCGCGCTGGGCAGCCACTACCTCCGCCCCCTCCTCAAGGACGATCCTGAGTTCATGGGGATGCGCTTGTCGGCCTTCTCGGTGGCGGCGGATACCTCCGAGATGCGACTGCGTCCGAACCGCTCCAAGGAAGCGCTGGAGCTATACAACCTCGGCGAGCTCTCTGGAGCAGCACTCCGCCGCGAGACAGGCTTCGACGAGCGCGACAAGATGGGCGACGACGAGCTGGCCATCTGGCTTACCCGCAAGGTGGCCCAAGGCTCCACAACTCCGGAGATTGTGGAGGCGGCTCTCAAGGAGCTTGGCGTCCGGCTCACCATCATCCGGCCCGTCGAGGATGCTCCGCAGGAAACGGTCGAGGGTCGCCCGGCGCCGTCCATCAAGGACCATCCCACCAACGACATCCCCGACCAGGAGCGCTCCTCCGACCGCAAGCAGGCCCGTGACGCTGGACGGGTGCCGTCTGCCGACATCGAGCGCAAGGCCTCTCTGCTGGCAGCCTCTGAGCAGGTTGTCATCCGGGCGCTGGAGCGGGCTGGGAACAAGCTCAAGAACAAGATGGGCGGACTCAAGATCAACTGCGCCGCCTCCGACCTCTACCAGTACGCCACTGGCGATCCGGAGTTCCTGCTGGACGACGCCTGGGGCCACATCCCCATGATTGCCAAGCGTGCGCGGGTCAACCCTCAGCACCTGGAGATGCTGCTGACGGACTACACCACGCGGCTGCTGACCAGCCAGATTCCGCACACCTATGAGGACTTCTGCCAGTACATGGGCTACGGCATGGTTCCTCTTGAAACTGAGGGGGCCGCAGCATGATCACCACGTTCAGCGCCAGCGCGGAGGAGTTCGCCGCCACCCGCCGGAAGGTCATCTCGGACATTGAGGCCTCCCTGCGCGGGGATGTGGCCGAGGCCCTGTCCCGGGTCGGACTGCCCAGCTGGCAGCGGCAGATCGTCGTGGCCGCGCTGGACATCTTCGACGTTACCGCCCGGGCGGAGGTGGACTCCTGGAATCAGGTAATCGACGACTTGCGCGATGCCTTCGAGATGGAGCTGGAGACGACACTCAAGGCCACCAAGGAAGTACCCGTCGAGTCCCGCGAAAAGCAGGTCGAGGCCATCACCCGCTGGGTGTCCCAAATGTCCCACAACGCGGCCATGGAAGCGGCCACCACCTCGGACACCAGTTCCGAGGTTGGACTGGAGTGGGTCTGCATGGAGGACTCGGACGTCCGCGCTCCGCACCGCGAGGCCCATGGCCAGACCGTTCCCACCGGGGAGGCCTTCGAAGTGGGGGGAGAAAAGCTGATGTACCCGGGCCAGCCAGTCGGGGACCCGGCCAACTGGATGAACTGCCGCTGCGTGGCCCGCCCAACGATGCTGGCAGGATTCACCGGCAAGACCATCACGGCTGCCGCGACCGCTGGCCAAGGCAATGCTTCCGATCCCGGAGTGGCCGATGGGGAGACTCCGGATGCCGCCGTCGTGGTGCTCCTGCCGCGCGTGGAGGATCCCATTACGGCCATGGCCTCCGGCACCCATCCCCACTGCACCCTGCTCTATCTGGGGGATGGGGAGGTGGACCTGGGGCCCTTGAAGTCCATCGTCGAATCGGTCGCCGCCAGCTTCAACCCGCTCATGACGGACAAGGTCTCCGGCAGGGCCACCCTCGGCGCTGATGAAGCCGACGTGCTGCTTCTGGACGCCTCCGCCTCCGGCATTATCCGGGCCGCGCTGATGGCCGAGGATGGCGTGCTGGAGCTTCTGGAAATGCAGGAGCAGTACCCCGCCTGGATTCCCCACCTGACCGTCGGGTACCCGGAGGCGGCTGCCGAGCACGTCGATCCTCCCCAGGATGTCACCTACGACACCCTTTCCATCTGGCGAGGGAACGAAATCTACGACTACCCACTAGGAGGGGCCGTGCCCGAGAAGAAGTCCCCAGGAGTCCAGGAGGTGAAGGATGGCTTTGCTGCCGCCCTCGATCCCGCTGCACCCATCAAGGATGCAGAACCCATTGAAGCCGAGGCTCCCGCTGACACCCCCGCAGAGCCCGCTCTCCGACCCTGGCACGGCGTCATCGCCCCCGAAGCTGCCCCGTCCGGAGACAAGCGCCAGTTCGCCGAGCGTGCTCTGTCGTCAAGGTCGCTGCCACTGCCCCTGAAAGCCATGTTTGTAGACGACGAGGGCCATAAGGGTTCCGTGGTGGTAGGCCGGATCGACAACGTCTACCGCAAGAACGGCCTGATCCTGGCCGACGGCGTCTGGGACAACTCCCCCGAGGCTGACCGCGCCTTCGAGATGATCGAGCGCAAGATGTGGCGCGGTGTCTCCGTGGACCTCGATGCCATCGACGTGGACCTGTCCAACATGGACGACGCCGAGGTTATGGAGTTCCTGGCCGGCCGAATCTCGTCCGCCACCGTCTGCGCCATCCCCGCCTTCGCCCAGGCGTTTGTGGCCAACGGCGGCTGGGAGAATTTCGACGAGGCCACCGCCCCCAACGCAGCCATGAACGAGATTCCGGACTGGCCGGCGCCATCCGCGCTGGTCGCCGCCGCCGTGCTGGCTCCGCGCAAGCTGAGCGTGGACTACTTCAAGAACCCCATGCTGGACGGCCCCACCCCGATGACACTGGGCGAGGATGGCCACATCTTCGGGCACCTGGCCGAATGGGGAGCCTGCCACATCGGCTTCGAGGTCTGCACCACCGCCCCGCCCAGCGCCACCGACTACGCCTACTTCCTCACCGGCCAGGTCTTTACCGACGCCGGGCCTGTGGCGGTTGGCCAGATCACCTTGGGTAAGCCGGACACTGGTGGGCATGCTCCTGACGGGATCAGCATGCGTGCCACCATCGCCCACTACGACCGGACGGGAACCGCCGTCGCTGACATCACGGTGGGGGAGGATGACTTCGGCATCTGGTTCTCTGGCAAGCTGCGCAACCGCGTCACCGAAGACCAGCTGCACGAGCTGTTCGCCGCCTCTCTCTCCGGAGACTGGCGCGAGGTCCGCTTCCGCGGCCAGTCCTCCATGGAGATGTGCGCTGCGCTGGCCGTGAATGTCCCCGGCTTCGGCATCCCCCGCACATCCTTCGCCATGGACGGGGAGCGCCAAGTCTCGCTGGTGGCGGCGGGTGTTCTGCAGCCCAAGAAGGACAAGGACGGCCTCGATCCCGAGTTCGCCCGGCAGATGGACCTCTACCTTGCCAGCAATGCCCGCAAGGAGGAGGCGGCGGCTCTGGCCAAGGAGCTGCGATCCCTCGAATATTCCACCATCCTCAACGATTTCTCACTACTGGAAGGAAAGTAATCATGGCTTGCGGAGCATGCAGCGCTAAGAACAAGAAGGACAGCTTCATCCACAAGGATGCAAATGGAAAGACGACCTCCCTCAGTACGGAGGTTGAGGCCAAGGCTGCGGTCGCTCGGAAGGGCGGATCGTACAAGAAGGTCACCAAGTAATCTGTTAACGCTTTAATATCCCGGACACGCCGCTCATTGTCATTGATAGTGGGCGGCGTTTCCGCGCTACTATGTCCTCAGTAGGACACTCTTCGAGCCGTAGGCCGTGTGTCAAACCATTTGTAATCCCTGTTTATGTCCACACGCCTACTTCTCAAAAGGAGAGACAGTCATGGCTAAGTTCAAGGCACCTGAAAACATTCAGGACCTCAGCGGCGAAGAACTCGCAGCCGCAGTAAAGGCAGCATTCGAAGCCCAGAAGGAACTCCGTCCCGCCGACGGCGAGGAAATCTCCGATGAAGCGCTGGAAGAACTCCGCGCTATCAAGGACTTCGTCATCTCCGCCAAGGAAGAAGATGCCGCTCGGACCCAGGCTGCAGAAGCCAAGGCCAACGAGCTGGCTGAAATCGACGCACTCTTCCAGGAGCAGGACGCTCCCGCAGACGCTACCGATGGTGGCGAAGGCAACGAGGGCGGCGAAGGCGACGAGCCGACCGAGGAGCAGAAGGCCGCTGAGGCTGCTGCTATCGCCGAAGCCGAGGCTGCTGCAGAGGCTGGCGCTCCCGCCACCGCCGCCGCATCCGGCCAGCGCACTTCCTTCAAGGCTCCGATGCCCAAGGGCAGCGGCAACTTCGCTGCCCGTGCAGCCAAGAACGCTCCCAAGGATGCCGACCGCGAGATGGATCGCCCGACCGCTTCCCTCGTGGCAGCCTCCGGCGTCCCCTCTGTTGCCGCTGGCACCAAGTTCAACGGCTTCCGCGAAGCCTCCGACTTGATCCTCAACCGTCTTTCGGCCCTGCCCTCGGTAGCTCCGGCCGGCTCCCTGATCCGTAACTCCGCTCTGCAGCTGCAGATGCCGGCGACGGAGTTCTCCACCGCGAACAAGAAGTACGCGGGCAAGAACATCACGGAGCTGATCAACGACGCAGCATCCGAGAAGAACCTCCAGGGCGGCTCCCTCGTGGCAGCCGGTGGCTGGGGCGCCCCCTCCGAGCGCTCCCTGGAGTTCTGCGTGCTGGAATCTGTGGAGGGGTTGCTGACCCTTCCCGAGGTCCAGTTCACCCGCGGCGGTATCGAGTACACCCGTGGCCCGGTCATCGGTGACATCATCGACTCGGCCGAAGGCTTCTGGGACTGGACCGAGGCGCAGGCCGAGGCTGGCACCCTGAGCAAGACCTCCATCCGCCCCGAGCTGCCCGGGTTCGAGAACATCCGTCTCGACGTCGTGGGCGCCATGATGGAATCCGGCCTCCTGCTCCGCCAGGGCTGGCCGGAACTGGTCGAGCGCTACGCGAAGCTCACCATGACCGTCCACCAGTACAAGATGGCCATGAAGAACATCGCCCAGATGCGCACCATCGCTGGTGCTGCCAAGGCTGTCTCCGGCGGCTTCGGCAACGCTCTGGACATCCTCCACATCCTGGAGCTTGTTGGACACGGCGAGCGCCAGCGCCACCTCATGAGCCCGACCCAGACCCTGGAAGTCCTGCTTCCGTTCTGGCTCAAGGCAGCCATCCGCGTGGACCTGGCCCAGCGCTCCGGCGTTGACACCATCACCGTGACGGACTCGCAGATCGAATCCCACTTCACCGCCCGGGGCATGAAGGTTCAGTGGCTCAACGCCTACCAGAACCTCAACATCGACCCGACGAGCAAGCTGGCCAAGGACTACCCGGACAACATCGACGTACTGATGTACCCGGCTGGCACCTTCGTCCGCGGCGTCTCTCCGGTGATCAACTTCGACACCATCTACGACTCCACCAACCTCAAGAAGAACGACTATGTTCACCTGTTCGTCGAGCAGGGAACGACCGTCGCGAACACTTGCGGTGAAGCCCTCCGCCTGTCCATCCCGCTGCTGATCAACGGTCGCCGTGCCGCTGTGGCAGACGCGAACGACAACTTCGGCAAGGCTCCGGTTCCGAACGTCTAAGTAGCTGATTGAGGGGGTCGGGCAACCGACCCCCTTGGATCACCCCCTCAACAGAAAGGAGGCAGGTCATGGCCGGACCAGCTGGCACCCCGGGAATGGAGACTCCATCCCTCGCTGCGCTCACCCGCCCTACTGTCCTTGACGTCGTCAACGTCATCGACGGCGCACCTGGCTACGAGCTTTTCCAGGACCACCAGTATGAAACACGCCTGACCGATTACGACCTGACGGACATCCCTGACACGGGAACCGACAAGGAGTTCGGCAAGCGGGACGATCTTGATCACACCAAGCCCACGCGCTTCGGCGCATACCGGGGCCTGGACGATCAGATCATCCGCTACGGCGCTGGTGCTGCGGAACTGAAAGAGCTGTTCACTCTGGGCGAGTCCCTGTTCGTGGAGGAGAAGCTGCAGAAGCTGGTTCTCTCCCCTGCGGCGGTGGACCTGACCCCGACGCCAGGAACGCCCGTCACCAACCTCAATGCGGCGATCGGTCTGCTGGAACAGTGGATCGCCAGCCGCTACCTCTACCGCCCCACGATTCTCGGCAACCTGTTGGCTATCAACCTGATCGCTGACACCAAGCCTCCGTTCGACCTGGTCACCACTGCCAAGACCCCCATCGGCATTGCCGCTGGCTTTGGCTCTGATGGTCCCGGTGCTGCGGTGGCGGGGGCCGGGCAAGCGTGGCTGTACATCGCCGGCCAGGTCAACGTGTGGAGGGGCGCCATCGGCGAACCCACCACCGCCCAGGACTTGGCCAAGAACCGCGAGCTGCATCTGATCGAACGGCAGTATGCCGCCTCGGTAGACGGCCCGGTCGCTGCAATTCTCGTCGGATTCTAAGGAGAAGGAAACCATGGCACCTGCAGGATTCAAGCTGCCCGAGGGCAAGGTCCACGTCAAGGGACGCGGCATTGCCCAGGCGAAGGCTCTTATCGAGCGCGCCGAAGAACTCGGCATCGACGCCTCGGAAGTTGTTACGACTTCCGTTGGCTATCTCGTGCCCGAGGCGCTGGTCGAGCGCACTGAGAAGGCGGAGGAGGAAACTCCCACCACCAACCAGGATGGCGACCAGGACCCCGACGGCCAGGACCAGAACCCGGGCGATACCCCGGACGAGGACCTGGACGCCTACGACCCGTCCAAGCACACCATCGCCGAGGTTACCGAATACCTCGAAGGCGCGGACGACGCGGAACGCGAGCGCGTTATCGCAGCGGAGAAGGAATCCGAGAAGCCTCGCAAGGGCATCCTCGACCTCGCCGAAACCGGAAAGGAATCTGAGTAATCATGGGTGCTCCCAAGCAGAAGCACGCGGGCCTGTTCCGGTCCAAGACCATGCGTGTGACGGACGTGGATTTCCAGGGCCGTCCCATCCAGGGCGAGGACTCGGTCATCGTCACCAACGGCCAGATCAGCGTAGCCTTCGCAGGCAACATCGCTGAGGGCGAGGTCATCGAAGGTATCAACGGCAACGGCGACCGCTGCTGGTTCGAACCTTCCGACCCCTCCTTCTCGGGCTACAACATCGACGCCACGTTCTGCAACGTGGACTTCGCTCTGTTCAAGAAGCTCACCGGCCACGACGTTGTCCTCAACGACGACGGCACCATCGTTGGTATTGAAGAAGGCAGCACCGTTGTCCTATCCAACGTCAACTTCGCCATGGAGCTGTGGACCGGCGCCAAGTCCGACACCGCTCCGCGCGATGGAGCACAGGGCGACTGGGGTTACATCCTGACCCCGTTCGTCCGCGGCGGCACCATCTCCGACATCACGGTGGAGAACGCTGGCATCACCTTCGGCGTTACCGGCATGACCACCAAGAAGGGCAACAGCTGGGGCAAGGGCCCCTACCTCGTTGACCTGGTGGCGGGGGTTCCTGCTCCGTTGTTCCAGGCAGTCAAGAAGACCGCGTTCCGCCGCATCACCACGGTGGAGGTGGCTCCTCCGGAAGCCTACGAGGGTCCGATCCCCTTGATGGACATCACCGACGCGGCCCTCACCGGCCTGACCGCAACCCCCACCGGCAAGTCTGTGGTGTTCGCACCCACTCCTGCTGGCACGGACCCGGTCTGGTACGACTTCGGCGACGGCGTCTGGGACTACGCGGTCACCGGCGGCATGACCTACGTCTACGAGGACTCGGGAACCTACACGGTTACCGCGACTCGCGGCAAGACGACCATCACCAAGGACGTCACTGTCGCATAGCACGAGGAGGGGGTCGGGCAACCGACCCCCTTTCGCTCCCCAACCAAGGAGACATCCATGGGAACCGAAGAACAGCCTTACGTTGACCCCCACCACCGCGTCCCTGACGACCAGTGGGGCGACGTCGTGCGCAACGCCCAAGCGTTCCGCGCCGAATCCGACGAGAGCGAGACAGAGTAATGGTTTCGCCCGTCATCAACATGACCTCAACGGAGAAGCAGTCCGGCATCTCCGGCATCCCCACCCAGCTGATGGTCCTCCACTCCGGGGAGTGCCCGCTGCGCGGTGGCTACGCCCAGTCCCTGACGCAGTGGGCTAACGTACCGCTGGGCCAGGGTGGGCCGGAGGCGTCATGGCACTGGTTTGTGGATCCCATCGCCATCGTGTCGATGATCCCTCCGCAGTACGCAGCCTGGCACGCCTCCGAGGCCAACCCCATGTCCGAAGGCTTTGAGCAGGCAGGCTACGCCCGCTTCTCCCGCGCCGAATGGACGACGGCTGAGGGCATCAAGCAGATCGACAACCTCGGCTGGATCATGGCCCAGCGCGCCCTTGCCAACGGCATCCCGCTGCGCTGGCTGACGACCGACGAAGTGGAGGCGGTCACCAAGCGGGGCAACCGCTCCATCAAGGGCTTCTGCCTCCACCGCCAGATTGACCCTGAAACCCGGACCGACCCGGGCGACAACTACCCATTCGACCTGCTCACTGCTGCGATCAGCAAGTACATGGGCGGGGCAACCCCAGAAGGAGACGACGACGTGGCACTTACCCAGGCCCAGGCCGAAGCGCTGGCGATGATTCCGACCATCGCGAAGAACTCGAAGGCGGCGGTGGATGCCCTGCTGTTCGGCGGCGAGCAGACGCTGTACAAGGCCTCCATCCAGAACCTGATCGACGACATCCCCCGGCGCGTGGCCACCTACAAGGTCACCCGCGGCAAGGAGAAGATCGACTGGATTCAGGAGGACGCCGATTCCAAGTCGATGCTCATTGCCCAGGCTGCCACCATCGCAGCCCTGACCAGCGCTGTGTCCAAGCTGGCCGGCGGCGCAGGGGTAACGGTCGAGCAGCTGACCGGCATCATCGACGAGGCTGTCGAGAAGTCCCTCGGCGACCTCACGGTCACCATCTCTGCCGGGGACGCCACCCCCGCAAAGTAGGGCCATCTAGACCGGGGCGGCGGCTTGCTGGGGAGTAGCCGCCGCCCCTCCCCATACCCCCACCACGAAAGCAGGAATCATGAGCTGGCCGGTAACCTGGCCCGACTGGGCCAACGCGGACCAGATGGACCCTAACGTCAAGAACCTGTGCGAGGCTTACGCCCGCATGTCCCTGGCCGCGCTGACGCTGCAGCGCGTCGGCGGAGCGCCCGTGACGGTCATGCCGGAGCCGAGCTGGCGGCAGTGGGGCTACTCCGCTGTGCGCGACGGCGTCTATGGCCCGTTCATGATCACCTTCTCCAGCGAGGACCTGCGCCAAGGGTGGCTCTTTGAGCACATCGAAGCTCTGGTCATCCCTGGTTATGTAGCGGGGGTGGAGCAGATCGTCATCGACGGCATCACACTGGACCCCCAGAAGTACCGGGTGGAGGGGGGCAACACCCTGGTCCGCACCGACGGCGGGGTGTGGCCGACCCGCCAGGGCCAGAACTTCACCGTTCGCTATTACGACACCGCCCCTCCCGGGGAGCTGGGATCGTATGCCATTGGCGTGTTGGCAGCGGAGTTCCACAAGCTGATCACCATGTCCAAGGAGAAGTGCCGGCTGCCGCGCTCGATCACCAACGTGGTCCGGCAGGGTCTGACCTTCGAGATTGCCAGGGGCTTGTTCCCCGACGGCCTCACCGGCATCCCCGAGGTGGACGCTTTCATCTACCTCTACAACCCGCACGGCCTGAAGGTCCGCCCGCGCGTGTACTCCCCCGACCTGCCCAAGCACCGGCAGGTAACGGCATGAGCCAGACCCTCAAGCAGATCACCGACATCCTCTTGGCGGCGCTGACCGTGGAAGTGAAGAAGGACTCCTCAATCGACACCGTCACGATCACCAAGCAGCCCGGCGACTCCATCGGAGTGGACTCCGACTGCGATGCCATGGTTTGGCTCCGGGTGGTGGAATCCTTCCCGTCGGTGGCGGGGGCTACCTATGACCTGCAGCCGGGGGTGAGCTGCACCTACAGCTACACCCATCGGATCGAGCTGGGCATCGTGCGCAAGTCTCCGCTGCCCAACGAGGTGTTCGGCATCGTGGACCTGCCCGACGACGAGACAATCACCGAGTCGGCGGATCACCAGTACGACGACCAGGACACCTTGAAGCGTGCCATCAAGGTCGCTGGCAAGTCACTGGAGCTGACTCCGGAGGCCTACGCACCCATGGGACCGGTGCAGGGCATCATCGGCGGCACGTGGGCAGTGCTGGTATCGGAGGACTGACATGGTGTTCATCCGCGTCCACGAGCACAAGGTCCGCGAGTTCATCCAGCCCGGCGGTGAGGTCTACGACCTGGTCTACAACACTGCCAAGACCACCAAGTACCTTGCGGCCGAGGTCCACATCAACAGCCGCAGCGGCGAGCTCAAAAGGTCACTGCAGGTAAACCGCCCCCACTCCCGCCACACACTGGGGATTGCATCGCTGGTCTTTACCCGGGCTAAGCATGCGCTCTGGGTTCACGACGGCACAGCCAACGCGGGCACCGGATACATCTACCCGAAGAATGGGAAGTACCTGGTTGTTCCGGGCAAGAAGGGCGGCTCTGTCCGCGGTGGAACGCTTCGCAAGGTGTGGCGCAACGGCTCTGCGGAGGCGACGGGGTCGAAGCCATACTTCACCACCCTCGCTGTGCGCGGCCAGAAGCCAAACCCGTATCTCGAGAAGGCCCTTTCAGAGGCCATGGGACGGCTCAGTCACTAGCGAGCCTGTCCTTATCGGGGATAAACCCCCGGTAGTCTGATGACAGCCGGTTTACGGCAAACAGGAGACAGACCCTTATAGGAGTTTTTCATGAAGGATTTCATCAAGTCGTCCGATGATGTTGAGGAGACAGTAGAAACTGTCACCTTCACTCACTGGGGTACGGAAGTAACATTCCGCAAGCCCACCGAAGGTCACCAGATGCTGATGCTCAGCCTGGGTGGACGCGAGATGACCGCCAAGGCAGCGGCTCAATTCGTCAACATGTTCCTCAACTTGGCTGATGAAGGCAAGCCGGAGCACGAGGATGACGAGCCTGGATTCAACACCCGCCAGCACTTCGAGCTTCTGATGGAGGAGGGCAAGTTCAAGCTCTCCGACTCCGGCGGCATCTTCGACATCTGGGAAGGACTCGTGGAGCACTTCTCGGGAAAAGATTCCCCGAAGCCGTCCGCCTCGCGCGGGTCGCGCTCTCGCACTGGAGCTTCCTCGACGGCCACTTCTCGGCGCAGGGCATCAACCTCCTCGAAGTCCCGCTCCACCGCCGGCTAAACATCGTCATGGTCTGGTATCTGGAGCGACTAGACGGGGAGCAGCGCGAGCAGTGGTACAAGAGCCTTGGCCGCCCCCTCGATGTCCAGAGCCAGCTCGAAGTGGCTGACGACGATTTCGATGACAGCTACGACCAAATCAACAACACATAGAAAGACAGGTCATCGTGGGCCGCGAAGTTGCAGAAGCATATATCAACGTCCACGGTGACCTGTCTCCGTTCCGCCGTGACCTGGAGAAGGCCAACGAGGGAATGGAGAAGCTGGCCAAGCGCAGCGCCGACGACTTCTCGGACGCCTGGGGCAAGCGCATGGCAGCGGGCATCGACAAGCAGTGGAACTCCGTCATCGACGGGATGTACAACGCTGAGGGGTTCGACCCCAACCGCCTAATCAAGGACTTCAACTCGAAGGACCTGGACGACGCCGAAGCCAAGATCAAAGACTTCATCCTCTCCATGCGTCGTCACGGCAAGCTCTCCGCCGATCAGTACAAGGAGATGAAGGCCAGCCTGACCGAGGCCATCAAGGCTACCCGGAACCAGCAGGGGGCGGAGGAGAAGCTAGCGAAGGACCGCCAGGCATGGAACCGCGCCCACCTGGACATGATGGCGGAGTTTGAAAGCCAGCGCCAGCAGGCCGCAGACAAGCGCAAGAAGGACGAGACCTCCTGGCACCGCGCCCATCTGGAGATGATGGACGAGTTCGACAAGCAGCGTCAGGCCTCCGCCGACAAGCGCAAGGCCGACGAGAAGGCATGGCTGCGGGCCAACGATGACTTTGTGGCCAAGTTCCGCGAAGTCCGGAAGGCCTATGACGAGTCCTTTGACGGCATGTTCAAGACCGAGCAGGCCAAGCGCCTGACCGACGACCTCAAGAAGATGGTCACCGCCATTGAATCGGCGGACTGGTCCAAGTTTGCCAAGGGCTTCGACACCTTCGACGAGATGCGCGACCGCATCCACGAGGTCAACAAGTCAATGTTCGAGCAGGGCAAAATCTCGCAGGAGAACATCTCCCGGATCAACCGCGCCGCCGAGGAGTTCATCAAGACTGAGATGGAGAAGCGGAAGGCAGTGGAGGACGCCTCCGCCGCCACCAAGCGGGCCAAGGAGGAGGAGCTGCGCCTGACCGGCGAAGCACTCACGGCCTCGCGCAAGGCCCGCGAAGAAGCGGAGCGGATGGATAAGACCTTCGAGGGCATGGTCAACAAGGCCACCATCCGCAAGCTGGAGAACGACTTCCGGCGCCTGACGGAGGCGGTGGCCTCCAACGACTGGTCCTCCTTCTCCAAGGGGCACAAGGACTTCAATTCGATGCACGTGGAAATCAACCGCGTCATCGGCTCCATGCACTCCCTGGGCCGAATGTCTGACGACTCGCTGGGCCGGATCAACATCGAGCTGGACATGATGCGCAGCGGAGCCCGCGGCTTCCAGGGTGCCTTCCAGCGCGGCACGGACCTGATCGACATGCTGCCGGCCAAGTTCAACCTTGGCTCCATCGCCCTGTCTCTGCTGACCCGCGGACTGGAGAACTTCGGCAAGAAGCTGGCGGGCATGTCCGGCTTCAATGTCGTCGGCGACATGCTCCGCGAAGGCTCCGAGTTCATGCAGAACATCGACCGCCACGCGGTGTCCTGGGCCAAGAACATGACAGTGGGGGCGGGGGCCCTCTCGGCCGTCGTGTCCTCCGTTGGCGGCATCTCCGTCATCGGCTCGGACCTGGCTAAGATCCTTGGCGGACTGGCAGCTTTCGTGCCCGCCTTTGCCACCGGCTTCGGCATCGGAATCGGCACCCTGATCGCGGCCTTGAAGGACATGAAAACGGTCCTCAAGGACCTGGGTCCGGCCTTCTCTAAGCTGCAGGACAACATCTCCTCGACCTTCTGGAAGATCGCCGAGCAGCCGATCCGCAACCTGGTCAACAACACCATGCCACTGCTGAACGAAAAGCTGGCTGTCACCAGCGAGAACCTGGCTGGCATGTTCACCGAGTTCGCCCGGGTGCTGGATAACCAGGAGACGCGGGACTCCGCCGGACGCATGTTCGACCGGATGAACAGCGCCATCAAGATCAGCCAGGGCATGATCGCGCCCCTGACCAACGCCTTTGTTACCCTGGCCGACTTTGGATCGCTCTACTTCGAACGCTTCTCCACCTGGCTGGTCAACGTCTCGACCCAGTTCAACGACTTCATCCAGAAGGCGGCGGCGGATGGCCGGCTGCAGAAGTGGATGGATGATGCCATCCAGGGACTCAAGGACCTGTGGAGCATTGCCTCCTCCGCCGTCGGTATCTGGGGGGCTATCTCTGACGCGGCCGAGAAGGCGGGCTCCAAGGGCTTGCATGGCTTCGCCGAGAACCTGGCAGCCATCGAGAAAATTATGACCTCAGAACGCTTCCAGGCGGCGCTGGTGACGGTATTCCAGTCCGCAGGGACCGTGATGGAAGGCTTCAAGGAGGGCATCAAGAAGCTTGGTCCCGCCTTCGAGTCCGCCCTGCCCACCCTGGCTGGGGCAGCTTTCAACTTCAAGGGGATTATCGAGACTGCCTTCGGCTACCTGGCTGACTTCATCTCGAACAAGGGCCTACAGGATGGGTTCCTGACCTTCACCACCTCCATCAAGACCGCTCTCGATACCCTGGCGCCCTCCATCCCGATCCTGGCCTCCGGGCTGGGTGGCCTGATGTCCTTCATGGGTACCGTTCTGGAGAACGTAGCGAGGATTGTCAACGAGGTAATTACCAAGCTGTCTCCTGTATTCGACAAGATGATGGAAAAGCTGGAGCCTTTGATCCCCGTTATCGGTGATTTGGCTGTGGCCTTTATCGACTCCCTGGCTCCAATTCTGGAAACCTTTGTCGATGAAATCCTTCCACCCCTGATTGATCTGATTAAGGACCTTGCTCCGCTTATTGCTGACTTCCTTAAGCAAATTACTCCCGGGGTAGTGGAGAATATCAAGGCCTTCGGTGAGGCACTAAAGGTCATTGTCGGTATCATCGACGGCGTTACCGATGCTCTGGATTCCCTCAAGGCTGGCGGTGACCTCGAATGGCTCGGCACCACCATCGAAGCCCTAGTGTCTGGCCCTGGCTCCGACGCCTCCAAGAAGATGGGCGATACCATCGCGGGCTGGATCAAGAGCATCGACGTCGGCGCTGGCCTGGCCGAGCTGGGGCGCATGATCACCGATGGCTGGAACCGCATCTGGTCCGGCAACATCTTCGGGGATCAGCCGGGCAAGTTCTTCACGGACTTCGGAAACAACTTCTCCAAGGGCCTCGACGCCATCGGCACCTTCCTGGGCGAGGCCTGGGAGAAGAGTCCCATCAAGAACTGGTGGGACGAGTCTGTCGTGCCCTGGTTCGACGACATCAAGAGGAGCGCCGAGGAGCTGTGGAAGGGCTTCACGGACTTCCTGAGCGGCCTGTTCGGCGGTGGTGGCGACGAGGGCGGCGGCACTGGCGGCGCTGGCTCCATGTCAGTAGGCAAGGCCATCGGCCTGGCCGACCTGGAGGACCCCTCCAAGTGGGAGGAGTTCGGCTCCAACGTCCGGCAGTGGGTCACCGACTTCTTCACCGGCATCGGCGACTGGATCACCGAAACCTCCACCACCTTGAAGGAAGGGTGGGACGAGTTCTGGGGCGGCTTCGGGGACAAGGTATCCGAAATCTGGAACGGCATGGTGGAGTGGATCGTCACCAAGTACACCGAGATTTCCACCGGCATCATCGAGTGGTGGACCGGCGTACAGGAGGGGTGGAACGCCTTCTGGGATGGGGTCAACCTCAAGGTCCAGGAAATCTGGACTGGCATCGTCACCTGGGTCACCACCAAGTACACGGAAATCAGCACTGGAATTACCCAGTGGTTTACCGACGTCAAGACTGGGTGGGACAACTTCTGGAAGTCCGTTTCCGACAAGGTGACTGAAATCTGGAATGGAATGGTTACGTGGATTGTCACCAAGTACACCGAGATTTCCAACAACATCTCTAGCTTCATCACTACCGTGCGGACCAACTGGGATAACTTCTGGAAGGCCGTCAACGACAAGGTTGTTGAAATCTGGAATGGAGTGAAGTCCTGGATTGATACCAAGGTCACCGAAATCCGGACCAATATCGACAACTTCATCAACACCGTGCGCTCCAACTGGGATAACTTCTGGCGCGGGGTGGGGGACACTGTCTCCCGCATCTGGCAGGGCATGGTGTCTGCCATCTCCGGCTTCGTCGGCGGAATCATCGGCACCGTCTCCGGCTTTATCGGCAACGTGCGGGGCATCTGGGACGGCGGCTGGAACGGTATCACCACCGCGCTGCAGAACGCATGGAACAACATGGTCACCGCCGTGCAGACCGGCGTGAACAACGTGGTCAGCTTTGTCTCCGGGCTGCCCGGTAAGATTCTCGGCTTCATCCAGGGCATCAACCTCTCCGGCGCTGGTGCGGCCATCATGAACGGCTTCCTTGGCGGCTTGAAGTCGGCATGGGGTGGGGTCACCAACTTCGTCGGTGGCATCGCAGACTGGATCGCCAAGAACAAGGGCCCGATTGAGTACGACCGCCGCCTCCTGGTCCCCGCTGGTGCTGCCATCATGCAGTCGCTGGTCGATGGTCTGCAGGGCGGCATGGGTGGACTCGAAAATCAGGTCAACAACGTCACGGATCAGATCCTCTCCGGCGTCACGCAGGGGCTGGCTCGGTCTGCGATGTATGCGGCGGGGGCGGACGCTGCGCTGGGGCTGGCCGATGGCCTGTCCTCCAAGGCTGCCGATGTCGAGCGCGTGTTCAAGGGCCTCATTCCGGATGTGCCGGAAATGCGGGTCACCACTGGTTCCGGAGGGGTCGGGTACCCGACCCTTGGCGGCGGAGAGAGCGTCGGGGCTTCGGTCATCGTCGAGAACATCAACCTCCACTCCAACGCCTCAGACGAGGGAATCCTGGCCGAAAAGATCGTCGATGAACTCGTCGATGTCACCACTCTGTAGGGGATAAGCAATGTATGAGGGATACCTCTCCTTCGGGGGGATCGAGATTGGCAACCGCCAGCGCACCGAGGCGTACCTGAAAGCCAACGTGCCGGAAATCCAGTGGGACAAGGAGACCGCGGGGCTGAACGTGGCGCTGGGACACGCGGCCTACGTCTCCCCCGCTGCCGACGGCGCCCCCTGGTACCGGGCTTCGCGCCCTGCGACGGGACGGTTCTACGGGCTGTGGATTCACAAGATCACTGGCATCGAGGACTCCACCCGCACGGTCACCGGCACGGAACTGCTGGGCGACGGTGGCATTTCCACCCAGGCCCGGCACGCCTCGCGCGAAATCCGGGTGGTGGCCACCATGTTTGCCGCGGATGCGGAAGCCATGGAGGAGGGTAAGACCTGGCTGAACGAGGCGCTGGCACAGGACGCATGCGGTCCCAGCATGGGGCTCGGCTGCACAGGGCACCAGGTGTCGGTCTACACGGCACAGCCGACCACCATTGCGGAGGCCAACGCCCGCCGGCGGACCTACTACAAGACGGTCACTATCGACGGCCCCTCCTACAAGAAGGACCTCGGCCACAAGAAGGTGCTGGGCTGGAAGGTGGACATCACCATCCGGGCCAACCGCCCCTGGGCCTTCACCAACGCGACGATCCTGTACACCAGCGACGTCACGGCAGGCTCCTCCTTCACCGACCCCGCAGGCGAGAACTGCTCGGCCATGGATGACCCGTACCTGGACTTCATCGACGATCCGTTCTACACCGCCATCCAGAAGCCGCCACGGCCCGCGACGATCCTGCCCCCGAACATCCTCAAGATCAGCAGCTGGAGGCGGCGGACCTTCGCCCTGACGGCCGCAAGCCAGGACAGGTGGGGGCGGACCGTCCCCTCGCTGCGCGTCACCACCGCTGCCGGTGTCGCCAAGCAGCTGCGCATCCGGTTCTACCAAGGCACCACCACCACCGCCGGCTGCGGATACGACGGGGAGTTCCTTATCTCCTACATCCCCGCCAACTCCGTGATGTTCATCGACGGCGTCAAGCGGGAAATCTACGTGACGCTGCCCGATGGCCGGAGGGTCGCTGGTGGACACCTTCTCTACGGCTCCGATGGACGCCCGTTCAGCTGGCCCTCGATGGGCTGCCAGCAGGCCTACACCATGACCGCCGACATCATGCCGGGACAGACCGGCGTCACCGTCCAACTCGAAACCTCCACGAGGGAGTAACCCAGTGGCTACAGGCTGCACCAACCACACCGCCTTCCTTTACGACCGAGGCGGCGAGCGCCAGATCGGCCAGCTCGATCCCCTTGAAAGGGTCAAGTGGGGGCGGGTCCGCGACGACATCTCCGAAGGGAACGTCTGGATCAGCTCCCCCGGGGAGGAGTGCGCCCAGGCGCTGGCCCTGGCCGAGGCCGGACGTGTGGAGCTGGTGATCTTCCGGGGGCCGGAGCGCGTCTGGGAGGGGCCAGTCACCCGCCTGTCCTACTTCGGCGACAATGTCCAGATCACCGCCAAGGACGTCATGTACTACACGGTGCGCACGATCATGCGTAACGAGTACGACAACCGCCACCCCAACACCTCTACCGTGCTGGCGCGAGTGAAGCGTGTCATGGAGGGAGAGCTGGCCCGCAAGGAGGCGCTGGACCCGCCGATCAACGTCCTGGAGTACGTCCAGTACATGTCGGCAACAGCGCCAGGGGTGGCGGATTCCCGCACGGCCTCGCGCACGCTCAAGTACGAAACCACGGTATTCAACCACGTGGATAACTTTGCGGCCCGGGGCGGCTTGGACTACACGGTCAACGGCCGCTCGATCCAGTTCTTCGACGTCCACGAGCGCATCGGCCAGACCGCCCAGGTCACCCGCGACGACTTTATCGGCGAGCCCGTCATCACCCAGTACGGCGCCGAGCTTGCTACCTACGTCGCCATGACCGACGGCAAAGGCAACTGGGGCGACTACCCCCGGGACGGAGCATCTGCCGATCCCTACTATGGGGAGTGGGAGGTTTTGCACCAGGCTTACGACGAAACTGCCCCGCAAGCAGACCCCAACGATGTTCCCACGGTGGCAGAGATGCGCTCCCAAGCTCAGCGCGCATGGCTGCAGGGACACATCCCTCCGCTTGTCGTCCGAGTGCCGGACAATACCCGCCTCAACCCCGAGGGCGTCCTCCAGATCAGCGACCTTGTCCCCGGTGTTTGGATTCCTCTCCGCGCTGAGTTGCCGGGTCGTACCGTAAGCCAGATGCAGAAGCTGGATAAGATGACCGTTGAGGAGAAAGCCAGCGGTGGCGAAGAAATCAAGGTAGTGCTCTCTCCGGCATACCAAGAGGCTTATGTGGAGGAATAGACATGGCACTGCCAATATCGTTTACGAAAGTTACCAACTGGGCTGACGCCGCAGACCCCAACAACATCCCCCCGGGGTTCAAGATCATCATGGCGTCGGACTTGCTCCGGTACGAGAACGGTATTGCCACCATTGTCGCCGAGCTAAACGCCCTCGGCACGACGGTATCCACCAACGGAACCGCACTGGGCACCCTGACTACGTGGAAGAACTCTGCGGATACGGATATCACCAACCTAAAGAAGCTCCGCGCGGTCACCACAAAGACGGCAAACTACCCCATCGTCCTCGCGGACTCGGTCATTATCGGCAACAACACCGGCCTGACCTTCACTCTGCCCAAGGCTGTGGATGCTGGCATCGGCAAGACATTCACTGTGAAGAACAAGTTCAACGCAAACCTGACGGTGGCGGTGGCCGCCTCGGGTGGCACCATCGACGGCGCGGCCACCAAGGTCCTCGCCCAGTGGGCCAGCGCGGACTTCATCTCCGACGGCGCCAACTGGTTCGTCATCTAACCCTCCACCCCATCTAACAAAGGACAACGACGGTGGAGCGTACCCCCCGCGACATGCAAGAGTGGATGCGCTCCATCGAGCGCAACCTGGCCAACGTCAAGCGAGCGGCATCATCGGTGCCGATCAGCTACTACGAAAAGACCATCACCGACATCACGGTGGACCGCGAGCGCACGCCCGCAGCGCCGGTGGAAATCACCCACCAGACCTCGCTCTACACCGACGGCGTCCTCGCCCGCCAGTATGGCCGGCTCATGGTGGACTTCCCCGATGTCACCAAGGCCACGGACGGCACCGATATCCCGGTATCGACCTACGAGCTGTGGGGGAGGGACGACACCAGCAACCTTCTGGAGTCCACCACCGGGGCTGTACCGGGGGCAGCAGCGCCCGGTCTGACCATGCCGGGCCTGGCTGCCACTCAGGCCTTCAAGGACGCTGCAGCCGCCTCCCAGGGTCAGTGGACGCTCCTGGCCACCTCCTCTACCTCCTCGATCCGCAGGGACGGGCTGGTCCCGGGGTCCATTTGGAGCTTCCGGGTCCGGGCCATGGGTACCTACACCAGCGCCCCGGGCCTGTTCTCGCAGGTCTACCAGGCGCAGATCACCAAGGACACCACCCCTCCGCCGCAGCCGTCGCGCCCTACCGTCGTGGCCGGACGCGGTGTTATCTCCGTGAGGTGGGACGGGCTGAGCGTCCTCGGAGCCATGCCCGCGGACTTCTCCCACCTGATCGTTGCCGCTAGCACATCCTCCTCACCGGAGGCAGAGGTGGATCGCTTCTTCTTCGGCGGTGGCGTCACCGTCCTGTCGGACTTCGATTACTACACCCCCGTCTTTGTCCGCTTCCAGGCGGTGGACCTCGCGGGCAACAAGTCCCCATGGTCCGAGCAGACGGTGGGCATCACCACACCGCTGGTCGATACCGATGTCATCCTCTCCGAAATCGACGGGGCCAAGACGGTCATCAAGAACGTCGCCGGGGAGGCGCTGCGCGACGGGGCCATCCGGCAGAACCACCTTGCCGACAATGCCGTCTCGCAGGAGAAGCTTGCGGACAACATCATCTCCGCTGCCAAGCTGGAGACGACGGTCAACGACTCCATTGCCAAGGGCATCGCCGACGCCGCCACCGCACAGGGGGCAGCCAACGCGGCCAACTCCGCAGCGGGCACCGCCCAGACGGCGGCAAACAACGCCCAGGCGGTGGTGGACAAGATCATCGCCTCGGGCACTTCCATGGTCCTGAACGGCAACTTCGAGTCCGGGGATGCCGATTGGGGCACCGGGGCCTACGCCTTCACCCGTACCTCCGCAGTCACCCGCTCGGGCACCAAGGTCATGTACCTGGCTCCGTCTCCGGGCAACACCTGGCCGGTGTCCAACTACACCAACGTGGTGCCGCAGCGCTCCTACTACTTGGAGATGTGGGTGCGCCGGATCGGCTCCTCGCAGATCAGCACCGACGATGTCGGCTTCGTGGTCCAGCACACCACCACCTCCGGAGGAACCTCCACCGTCATCGCCGGGATCGTCAAGGCCGCGACCCTGAATGAAACCGGCCTGACCAAGATTTCCTACACCTACACGGTGCCCAACACCATCGACCCCTACAGGGTTCGGTTCGCTCCGTGGGCACGCGCCTCGACCAACGGGTACGAGGTAGACGACTTCCTGGCACTGGACGTCACCGAGTCCAAAGCTGCCTTCGACGCAGCTGCCGCCGCCCAGTCCAAGGCGGACCTCGCGTGGGACAAGGGTGTGGCGGCGCTGACCGCAGCGGGCCTCGCCCAGACCGCAGCTGACGGCAAGGCGACGGTCTACTACCCGAACACCGCCCCCGCCGGCAATGGCTACAAGGCTGGCGACATCTGGTTCCGGGGCACCGACAATAAGGTCCACATCTGGGATCCTGCTGCGAACTCCGGCGCTGGTGGATGGGTGGCCAAGACCGACGCCGCTATCGGCATCGCCCAGCAGGCAGCCAACGACGCTGGAACCGCCGCTGCTGCCGCGAAGAAGGCAGCCGACGACGCCCGCGCCATCACCGACGCCAACGCCAACTCCATCGGGAACATCAACACCGATCTGGCAGCCAAGGCCCAGGCCATCATCGACGCGAACTCGCGCATCGACACCGTCTCACAGACCGCCAATGGTAAGAACAAGATCACCTACTCGGTCAACGACGCCTCCGGCGCAAACACCGCTGGCGACATCTGGTTCAAGAAGTCCGGCGCGCTGATCATCAAGCAGTGGGAGGGGCAGGGCGGCACGAGCTGGGCCGTCCGTTCCCTCGACGGCGCGACACTGGCCAATCTCGACGCTGGCACCATTACCGTCGGATGGCTCTCCGCTGCCCGCATCCAAGCTGGCACCATCACCGCCGACAAGCTCGTCATCGGCCACGGTGCGAACATGCTGGTCGATCCCTCCTTCGAGGACGACGCGATCAACACGCTGCGCATCGGCACCAGCGCGTGGACGGTGGCCAGCAACACCCCTGACGGGAAGTACTTCACCTTCACCGGGACCACTGGGGCGGTGGTGGACCTGCGCCTGGACAACAACTCCGGCCAGCTGTTCACCGCAGACCCCAAGGGCTCATACTCCCTGACGATCGACACCGACGCTGCAGCCAACGGCATGCAGGCATTCCTTGTCGTCACCTACGCCGATGGAGCCACCGCCTCCGGCCCCTTCGTCAAGACCTTCCCGGGGCTGGACGGCACCCGCAAGACCTCCGCCATCATCTGGGAACTGGACAAGCTGCTCAACGCCTCCGGCTCTCCCGTGAGGACGTTCCGCATCGTTGTCCGGCGCCCGTCCTCGGTTGCGGCCGCAGCGGTATCGAATATCTTCTCGGCCCGCTTCGCCACTGCCATGACCGGCGAGTTGATCGTCGATGGCACCATCACCGCGGGCAAGGTCAAGACCGGAGAGCTCACCGCTGCCCACATTGCGGCCAACTCGCTGACCAGCGCCTCGGGCATCTTCGGGGATGTCTCCGCTGCCATCCTGACCTCGGGCCTGATCAACGCAGACCGGCTGGTGGCGGGGGATATCCGCACCAAGTTCCTGGCCGCCGGCAAGATCACCGCCGCCGACATGGTGACCAACACGATCACCGCCGCTTCGGGCGTGATCGGCTCCCTGGATATCGGCAAGGTCACCACCGGCCAGCTGGACGGCATCTACATCAAGAGCCAGACCATCGAGGTTCAGCACCTCAAGGTCACCGACCTGGAGAACTTCGCCCCCTCCTACGCCGAGTCCCCCAATGACTGGACCGCTGACGTCGGCTTGAATAACATCGCGACGGCCATTGCGGCTGCCTACGACAAGCGGCGCTGGTCCATGTCCGGCGTCACGGATGGGGTGGCTAAGCTTGCGCGCGGCCCCTACAAGTCGGTCAAGGCAGGGCAGGAACTTTACGCCGAGGGCACCATCTACCGGATGGGTCCGACGACCAATGCCATCAACCTGCGCTGGTACTTCTATGACGCCAACAAGCTCTACATGACCTCGATTTCCAAGACCCTGGACGGCGTCACCAACACCCCGCAGGATTCCGCCAACGGCTTCACCCAGAAGGCCATTGCGGTGGTCCCCGATGGGGCCATGTACGCCCGGCTTTGCCTGGTCATGACCAATGCCGACGGCTCCGACATCGGCATGTACAACATCATGGGGCGGCGGCGGAACAACGCCGACCTGATCGTGGACGGCTCCATCGTCTCCGAAAAGGTGGCCACCAATGCCATCGTGGCCAAGCACATCGTGGTCGGCGACTTCGCCAACATCGCGCTGGGCTCGGATTTCGAGGTGCTGGCTGACGTGCCATGGACACTGGCTTCGAACCACACCATCTCCACCACCCAGAAGAAGTTTGGAACCTCCTCGCTGCGCCTGGCCGGGCTGCCTGGATCAGCGCAGTCCTCGCTCAAGGCCGACACCAGGGTCAAGGAGGGGGAGGAGTGGCAGGTCGATTACTGGGCCTATATCGACACCGCCTTCGACGGCACCACCGGCAACTCGAAGATCAGGCTTGGCGACCAGGGGAACACGGCGCTCAAGCACATCCCCTTTGCCGCAATCCCACGCAACTCCTGGCAAAAGGTCACCGACTCGCTGGTCATCCCTGCCGGGGTAACCTCGCTGACGGTCCAGCTATGGAACGACAACACCAACGGCTTCGCCTACATCGACAACATCAACATCCGGCGCAAGTCTGAGGCCTCCCTGATCCGGAACCTCGGTGTCGAGCAACTGACCGCCTCCACCGCTGGAATCGACCAGGCTGTCATCGACAAGCTCTGGGCCGACGTGGTGAACTCCCGCAAGATCACCGCCGAGATGCTGGTGGTGACCGGCGAGAACCTGATGTCGAACAGCTACGGCCAGTTCGGCAACAACAAGGACTGGTCGGACTGGACGTGGGATGGGGCTGACAAGCCCAACGATGGCCGCGTCACCGGCTCTTTCTACATCACCGGCGGCACCGCTGGCCCGTTGACCAAGACCCTGGCGAACAACCAGCCAGCCATGCCTGTCACCGGCGATAGCTGGTACGTGTTCGAGGGGTACATCAAGGCCAACGTCGCCAACTCGCGGGTATTCATCGAGTTCATGGAGGACAACGGGGTCAACCCCGCCCCCCAGTACGCCTTGGCTTCCTATGTGGTGCCGACGACTTGGACCCCCTTCTCGGTGAAGGTCAAGACCAGCGTCGGGCAGAAGTCCATGTACATGCGGATGTTCGGTAACCATGCTGCAGGGTCCGTGACGACCGCCTTGCAGAAGATCGCTGGCATGCGCTTCCGTCCCGCCGTCGGCTCTGATCTGGTGGTGGATGGCTCGATCCTGGCCAACCACCTCGGCGTGGATTCAGTCACCGCCACCGCCATCAAGGCACTGGAAATCCAGACCGGCCACTTGGCAGCCAACTCCGTCAAGACCGACAAGCTGGACACCGGCTCCGTCACGGCCCAGAAGCTTGAAGCCACGCTGGTGCTGGCAACTCGCGTTCTCGCTGGTCCGGCCAACGACACCCACGCGGAGATGAACTCCACCGGCTTCAAGGTGTTCGCCAAGGATGCGCTGGGCAACGTCAACGAGACAGTCCGGTTGGGGGTGGCGGCAACCAACGACTACTTCGCCGTCACCAACTCCGCCCAGGAACTGGTCACCACCATCTCCGACGCTGGCACCATCTCCTCGCGCAAGATGGTCACCGACGAGTTTGTCTACAAAGGCAACGATTTGCAGGTGATCCTCGACCGCCAGAGCCAGGGCATCGCGGCGTGGGGGCAGGCGTGGGGCTTCCAGCTGCCGCCGGTCCTCAACAGCCAGGAGCGCGGCATGTACGAGCTGGCGTGGGCTCCGGTGGGCACGCGCATGTACTCGGTGTCCTGCTCCCCGGTGCTGTACACCCCGACTGGAGGCGTGGCCACAGCGGCTGCCTTGAAGATTCGGTACACCACCGACGGCACCCAGCCGACGACGAACTCGCCGATCCTGGCCGAGGACTACAAGCCGATCCTCAGTAACGGCACGTGGACCATGAGCTTCCAGGTCAGCGACCGCATGATCGGTGGCTTCAACGGCAACTACATCCGCCTGCTGTTCACCATCGCTGCCTCCAACGGCAACGGCCTGACACCGCACCCGGACCAGGGCCCGACCTTCATGGTCAAGGACCTTGGCCCGGCCTACCCGCAGTCCGGCGTGCTCTCGAACCAGACCAACGGTGGTGGTGGTGGCTCCCGTCCGCCGGTGGTGACGCGCGATAAGTACTACACCGCCGTCAACCGCCGCTCCTTCTACGAGAACGGCGGAGGCTTCTACAACTACGACACCGGACGCATGTACCAAGGCCCCTCCCCCGCCGGTATCGGCAAGTTGGCATCCATGGCGTTCTTCCCGGATATGACGGCGGACCTCTCAGGTGCGACCATCAACGACATCCAGGTCTACATCTACTTCGACCACTGGTACAACAACTCCGGAGGCATCGCAAAGATCGGTCTGCACGGTCACACTGGCGCTATGCCTGCGACGTTCAACTGGCAGGGGTGGATCATGGACTCCGCTGGATGGCCGAAGCCCGGTGGTCGGTGGCTGAGGATTCCGTCTCAATACTGGGATGGCTTCAAGAGTGGAGCGTACCGAGGCATTACGCTTGGTATCAACACCGCTGGCTATGAGCACTACGGCATTGCCAATGGAAGCCCGCAATTCTTTGTCCGCTACACCGTGTAAGGGGAGACAGGTCTCATGTCTTTGATTAATACAATCCGCGCTCTCGATGATCCGAGGTTCAAATGGCGCGTTCAAGGGGCGATGCTCCTGAATGCGGTAACACTTATCGACGACGAGGACCCGAACAAGCAGCGCCATGCACGCGCAATCGTTAACAACCCGCTTCGGGATGCTACGTTTGCCGTCGCCCTTGTCGCTGCAAACCCGGCCATCTCCTCGAAGGTGACCGTCAATGAGTTCAACACCGTCAACACGGAGGCTGTACTGGACGACGAAATCCAGTACACCGTCAACACCAACTGGGATGCATTGCTTGAGGAGTTTCTTGGCCCAGCACCGACCCAGCTGTGATGTCACGGTTCCCGGGGGAAATCTCCGTCGATGGGATCGCCTTCCCAACCGGGCTGGCAGACATGTCAGCCGTTGGCCTACTGATCACCCTGGTGGCCTTCTTCATCCTGGCGCTGGTCCGGGGGTGGATCGTCATCAAGCTGCACCACGATGCGCTCCTGGCCCGGGCGGTGGCGGCAGAGGAGGCCAACAAGCGGCTCTCGGAGAACAACAGCAAGCTCACCATGGCAATCCTCGCGCAGTCCGCCGTCGGGGAAACGATGACCAAGCTGGTGGACTCGCTGCCAGTTGCGACAGGCTCGGCGGGAGATTCCTCATGAAGCTTTTCAAGAGGCTGCGCGACTTGGCCGAGGGGCACCACGAGGCGACCCGGGAAAACCAGCGCGTCATCAAGCAGGCGGAGCGGGAGGGGGAGGTGGCGGACGCCCTCCTCAAGCAAGCAGAGGCCCAGGCAGAGTCGCTTAGGGACCGCAACCACCACAACCACTATTCCGAACGACTGACCGAATCTTTCCGGGGGAGGCTGGCATGAGGCAACTACTGCCGTTGAATGCGCTCGTCATCGCGCTGGTGGGGGCCCTGACCCTCGCCGTCATGATCTATTGGCACGTGTCCACCAAGGGCACGTGGAAGAAGTGGCCGGCGGGCCAGTCACTGATGCTGCTGCTGGGCATCATCACCGTGATTACCTTCAACGCCGCGGCCAACATCCTGCTCCCGTCCTACTGGGGCAAGATCGAGCTGTACTTCGGGCTCTACGGCCTTCTGCTGTTCGCCATCGCCTTCATCGGCTGGACGATCCGCAGGGAAATGCGCAGGGGCAAGGCCCGGCTGCGCGAGAAACACCCCAAGAGCGGCCCGGTAACTGTCATCGTGGCCACCACAAATGAGGAGAACCCCCATGGAATTGAACCCACAACCCCAGGCGCCGGAGGAGACTGGACCGGAGCACCGGGCAGTGCCGGTCCTCACCCCTACCCGAGCCTTCTGGCGGACGGTGGTCCAGGTGGGGCCAGCGTCAGCACTGGCGCTGCTGGGCTTTCTGCCGCCAGCGATTCAGATAGTGCTTGACGGCTTCGGCCGGCACCTCCCCGGCGAGGTCTACGCCTGGCTCGGCGGCGCGGCGATTGCCATCACGGCAGCCTCCGCTACCATCGCCCGCCTGATGGCGCTGGCCAAGACCCAGGAACTGCTCAAGAAGCTCTGGCCCAAGCTGGCGGCACAGGAAGTTACGCCGTCCCACTAAACCCCCGAAGGACCTGTCTCCCTTTCGGGCACAAAAAAGCCCCCCACCTCCAGAAGGAAGTGGGGGGCTTTTTGGCTCCCGGGGGGTTTGGGTGCTTCACCACCCTAGCAGGGTCGGGCACCCGACCCAATAGATGTTTACAAATACGTCGGCTTCGGTGGACGCTCCCAAGGATCGAGCGGCGTTAGTTTCACGTGGAACGCAAAGTAGCCCTCGCGTCCGGACGGCCACCCACTCCACTCGATGAATGGCCCGGAGAAGAACTTGTCCGAGTCATCCTGCAGGAATCCCGCTTTGGGATCCCGCTTTCCGGAGGGGGAGGTCATGCCATCCACGTAAGCCTTCATGGTTGCCTGCAGGTTCGCCGCATCCATGTAGATGCGCGGAGGATAGGACACCGTGACGTCCATCCGCACGCGCTGGTGCCGGCCGATCTTGCGGAACTGCGCCCCACCCAGGGCTTTCAGGGCCGTCTTGGCTGCCTTGAACTCCTTGTCGTGGTGGTGCTTGCGGTCATTGTTGGTCAGGATATTGGCCCGGTGAATCCACATCACCCACTCGATCACCACAGGTGCTTGTTCCTCTCGATTTCCTTCTTGTTCGGCTTTACCGCCACGAAGTTCCAGATGTACCAGCGCCAGAACCTAGCGCGTAGACGCTTCATACAGCTCCCCCTCTGCATACTTGAAGATGACCGGCTCGGACGGGATGATCCGAATGTCGGTGCAGCCTGGTCGCCAGCGCCCCTCCGGAGTCCTCCGGGCCTTGGAAATCCACGCTGCCTTGCGCTCGGCGTCGGCGCGGGAGAGGGCATCCTGGACGACGGCGGTGCTGTCCTCCCTCCTGCCGGTGACGCGGTACATGATCCTCGGTTCCTCAGCCACGGAGCCCCACCAGATATCCAGCAAGGAACCGCGCCATGTTTGGCAGGTCCAGATGCCCATCGACGCCCACCTTGCCATCCTCCAGGTCGGCGTAGATGGAGAAGCCGGAGTGGTTATCTTCATCGCCGAAGTACTCCTCCAGGCCCTGGCGGAGGTGGCCTTGGAACTCGGCAAGGTGCGCCGCCTGGTCGAACTCCGGGGCACCCAGCGGAGCCTCGCCGAAGTGCTCCCGGATAGCATCCGGAGCGTCCCGGATGAACACCCGTTGGGAGCAAGCAATCAGGTTCGCCGCGTGCTGCTCTTTCGCCAGCGCCAGCGTGGCATGCGCCTGGGCCAGCGCGATGGAGGAGGTGGAAAGCTGCAGGGTCCGCTTGCTCCCATCTGGGTTCGTCATGACGGGGTTGGTCAGCAGGAACTCGGCCCGCTCGATGTGGCTGGTCACAGGTCGTCTCCGTCGATGATGGTGTCGCCGACGTTGGGCAGGAACGCCTGGTCGTCGCACTTGTTGCAGATCAGGGTCATGTCGCCGAGCATGTCGAGGTCGATGGTTACCGTCCCGTCCTCTCCGGACTGGGTGAGGTCGTGGGTTACGGAGACCATCTCGCCGCCGCAGTCACACTCGGTCTTGTAGATGATTCGCAGCGCCATGGTTAGACCTCCTTCGGGGATAGGTCGAACGGTGCCCACATGGTCACCATGTAGTCGGCGAACTTTTGCAGCCAGGCGCGAACGGCGGGCTCGTCCTCACGGGTCACCTTGATCTGGGTGGTGGCCATGATCCCCTTGCGCGGCATCATCCAGAACAGCTCCAGAACCTCGCCGGGGAGGGTGAAGTTGGGGTTCTCCTCCAGCTCGTACTTGTAGTCGTCCGGATTGGGGGTCTGCCAGTCCCAGCGGTAGCACCAGTTCATGTCGATGTCCGCGTTGTAGAACGACTCCCCCTCCGCGAAGTCCTTCCAGGATTCGAAGCGGTGGTGGTAGTCGGCCTCCTTGGCAGGGGAAGCCCAGTAGCTGCCCTCGGGGCCATAGTAGGGGTGGTCGGATTCGAACAGCGGGACGGGGGTGGGTCGGGCAACCGACCCTGCAGCCTTCACCGCCACCTCGATGTCGCTGTAGGTCAACTCGATCCCAAGCCCGTCCAGCGCAGTGCGCACGGCCTCAACCTGGGCATTGAAGTTACTGGTCATCGTTCTTTCCTTTGCAGTCTTGGGGTTGGTGGGATTGGCGGATGGTCCTGCCGGCGGTCCATGGATGCTGGATGCATTCGGGGTCAATCTTCGCGGCATCGACCAGCCCGCAGGGGGCCTTGCCGCAAGGGCAGTGGTCCTCAAGGAGTGTGCCCTTGAAGCTCCGCCCGATGTGCTGGTTCCACTCGACGTTAGTCATCGTCCTGATCCTCATGTTCGGAGCAGCGCTCGTCCTCGTAATCGACTTCGTTCTCGCAGTACTCGGCAGGTTCCGGATCCTCGTACATCCGCGCTGGTCGGATCAGCGCATCGCAGAGGTGGACCTCATGGGGAATCCACTCCCCCGCCGCGTCCGAGCACTCCCGGCAGAAGGTACCCATGGGGTTCAGGTAGCAGAGGTCGGCATGGTCGCCGTTGAGCCCTTCACCGCCAGCATGGTTGGCCTCCCACCACTCCATGGCTGCCTCGTACTCGATGGTGTTCTTGCACTTGACCAGCTGGTTGTAGCAGGAGGAGTGGGGGCGGACGGGGTCCTCGTCGCACTCCCAGTACTTGTTGTCATCGTCGGGGTTGGCGTGGGTGCATTCCCCGTAAACCTTCATGTCGGTCTCGTGGGACGTCACAGCTTCACCCCCCGGAATCCCTTGATGATCTTCTGGGCCTTCAAGGATTGAGCCCGGTCCTCGATCACAATGTCATCAAGGGGGATGTCGGACGCGGACAATGCATCGGCAAACGTCTGGACATAGCCCGTGCTGCCCTCGACCCGGCCCAGCACATCGACATGCGTCAGGGCGAGGTAGTCGGTGTCGCCCCGGCGTCCGGCGTCGTACTGCTGGACGCGGACGCAGTCTGTCCCACCGAACTCCACCACCCCCTCGGAGATGACGACAGCGATGTAGCTCCGGCCCTGGCGGGTGCCGGGGTAGCACCGGACGATGTTGTCTTTCTTGTGTTCACTCATGGCTACTGGCCTTCCTTCTCTGCCATTGCGGTAATCTCTGCCAGCGCGGCGGTGGCGGCTGCCAGTATGTCCACATGCCCGTCAATCAGAACATCCGTGATGGTCTCCGGGCGGACGTAGGGGGAATCTGCGGCATCGCGCTGGCTCTGCTGGACCAGATGCTTCAAGAGAGTATTGGCCAACACTGACTCCTTGGACTGTGGAGGCTGTGGCTTCTGTGCCTTCTCAAGGTGTCGGGCCAGAGCCATCGCGTTGAGCGCATGGTTCCACAGCCAGTTCGGATTGTCCCCATGCGCGGCGGTGCATTCCTCTGGGCCGGACCCGGCGCCAAGGTGTTGGATTGCCCCCTCCCCCCGGTCAAAAATCTCGATGGAGTCAACCTCCTCCTCGATGTTGAAGAACAGGAACTTGGACTGCAGCTCCTGGTCGAGGTCGATGGCATGAGACTGCGCCTGGTCGGGATCGAGCTTGTCATCGAAGCCGTTGGCGAAGTGGTCGAGTATGGAATCAAAGGGCATGTCAGCCATAATGGAATCTCCAATCAAATTTGTAGTTCTTTGAGGTAAGCAACTCTTTGGGTTTGGAATGAAAGGCCGGGCGGGAATAGTACACCGCCCGGCCTTTCGCTTGCCCGGGCTATTCCTCGTGTACGGGCGACACTGTCATCACAACGACGGCACCCTCCCCGTACTCACTCATGATGTAGGGAATGGCAACCTCCCCCACATCCGCCGCCAATCCTTCGGCCGTGTAGGCGCGGGGGTGCTGAGTCTCTACGGTCAGCTCGACCAGCGCCTTGACGGTGACCCTCACTTGTTCAGCACTTCGATAGCAGCCTTGAGGGCGGCCTCGTTCACGGTCGAGACGACCTTCTCCTTGGCCTTGTCGATGTTGGACTTGAACTCCTTGCCCATCAGCGACTTAGTGGCATCATCCACCAGCTCCTGCAGGTTGCCGGCAGGGGAGGAGTAGGAGCGGTTCCGGTCGCGGGGACCAGTCAGCCACTTCTCCAGCGCCTCGCCGATCAGCTCCTTGACCGTCACGGGCTCGCCCTTGGACTCGCCCCAGTTGTTGGTGCGCTGGAGGGGTGCGTCGAACGCCTCCTCCACCATGGCCTTGACCTTCTCCTCGATCCTGGTCTTGAACTGGTGGTCGATCTTTTCGCGGATATCCTTCTGCAGCTGGTAATCGCTGGGCACCAGCTTCTCCACCGCAGCCTCCACGATCAGGTCGCGAAGGCTCAGGCCGCGGGTAGGGTTGCCGTCCTCGTCGTAATCGGACAGGCCGAGGTGGGCGAGGTCGATTTCAATCTTCATGCCACTCATGGGTGTGATCCTTACTTCTGCTTTGTGCGGTTGTCGAAGTGGTCCCCGACCTCATGGGATTCCCAGTCGCCCTTAGTGGTGGCAACGTCGTGGATATCACCGTTGGAGTCGCGGACTTTGTACCCGTAGGAGTCGGGAACGTAGTTCTGCATAGGCATCCACAGAGTGCAGACGCCCTTGTCGTTCATGGAAGCGCAGTAGGTGGTGGTGTAGTAGTAGCCCTCTGAGAAGGTTTTCTCTGCCACCACCCCCTGGCCCTGCCACCCACACCCGGTAAGTGCGAGCAGCAGGGCCAGGATCAGCGCGAGCCTAGCCCTCATTCGGAGTTTCGTCGTCCTTGGGAGTCTCGCTGTACTCCCGCATCAGCTTGATGATGTCGCGCGGGTCGAAGTCGCCAGAGAGCAGCTTCTCCGCGATGTGCGCCGGGACCGGGAAGGCTCCGAGTAGGTGCTCATGTCCACCATGGCCAGCATGGTCCTCCACGAATGCCTTGTGGTTCTTGCGGACCTGCTTGTCGCGGAACTTCTCCAGGGCCAGCGCCTCGCTGAACATGTCCCCGGTGGGGTGGGTGTCAGCGTAGTCGTGGCCGGTAGTGATGTACTCAGCCAGGCGGATCAGCGCCTCGGCGGAGGTGGCGCCGGCTCCCTTGGGGGCATCACTGCCGAAGGCTGCCACGAGGCCGGACTTAGGGGCTTCGCCGGCGACCAGGTCACGGGCATCCTTGAGAGCCTGCAAGCGCTGGGCGGGGGTGGAATCAGTAATGGTCGGCAGTTCGTTGTACATCAGTTGCTCTCCTCGGTGGTTGTGGATTCTGCGGGGGTGGGGACCTGCTCGCGGATCAGGCCCGCCAGCAACTCGAAGGTTTCGGCCAGTTCGGTGGGGCCGAGGCCAGTGGAGTCAACGGTCAGCGTCTCCTCCTCCTGGTCCATCTCGATCAGGATCAGCGGCTGGAAGCCCAGCGCAATCTGGCGCAGGACAATCTCGCCAGCTTCGCCGTCACGCAGGATCAGGTTGATCGAGGGGCCGGAATCCTCGGTGGACTCAGGTTCGGTGCTCATGGGTGTCTCTCTTTCCTAGGTGAACTGCTTGGTGGCGGGATTGTCGGGGCTGGGGTTGGTGGAGTTGGCCAGCGCGGTGAACAGGTTGTGCATGTCCTCCAGCGTCAGCCGGGTGGCATCGACGTGGATTTCGTTGGCGACAAAGTCCACGGTGATCAGCGCGACGGGCTCACCACCGCCCACCACCACATGCTTGAGCTCGACGGCGGACTCGTCAAAGGGGCGCTGGGTCAGCGCGATGCGCATCCCCGGCTCCTTGGCCTCCTCCACCTTCTTCGCCCGGCTGGCACGCGGCTTGGCCGGAGCCTTGCGGGCAGCTGGCTTGCGGGTTGCGGGCTTGCGCTTGGCCGGAGCCTTGGGCTTTTCCTCGGTCACTATGCCTCCTTGGTGGCGGGGTGGGTCGGGTGCCCGACCGTGATGAACTCTGCGGGCATGCGCATTGCGGATCCCATGAACTTGGCGAAGTCCTCCACCTTCCAGCGCGGGTCCAGCCCCACCGAGCCACCCTTGATGAAGTAGACGCGGACCCGGGTGATGTGGCCCTCGGTCGCGGGATAGGGCGCCTTCTCCGTCACCGTGGAGGCGGACTGGATTTGGTCAATCTGGAACAGTTGGCCGTCGAAGACCATGAAGCTAGGACTCATTGCTGCCTTTCGGATAGATGCCCTTGCGCTGGAGTTCCCGGCGCAGGTTCTTGTAGCCCCGGTGATCGGAGCCGGTGAAGTGCGTGCCGCTGATAGCACCGTTGGTGCCGTAGAGGATGATGCCGGACTTGGTGAACTTGTAGTCCACCCCGGCTCTGTAGGCGTCCATGAGGAGGTCCCGCAGCTCAGGCTTCTTGCCGCAGCGCCTCCTCAGCATTCTGGAGAAGTCGGTGGATTTACCACTCACCGGCCCAGCGCCTCGTCCTCCATGCGCAGCGCCTTGTGCTCATAGCAGAGGTAGCGCTGGTTACCACCCTTGATGCGCAGGACAATCGCCCGGCCGAAGGTGAAGCGCTTCTCGGCGTTGACCTCGTCACGGCAGTCATCGCACTGGCGCGAAGCTCCCTTGTAGGTCCGGTACGAGAGCTTATTGGCGTCGTCATCCTCGTCTTTCTTGGAGCGCTGGCGGACCTGCTTGACCGGCGCATCCTCCAACCCGGGGATGGGGAGGGGGACATCCTCCCACAACTGCGGGCCGGGCTTCTTCGGCAGCGGCTTCACCCGCGCCTCCCCGCCATGACCGGCTGGGCCCTGCGCAGCCTGGCCCCAGCGTTCTGCCGCGCCAACCTGGCCTTGCGGGCTGCGGCGAACTCCTCTGCCTGGCGAATGTTATCGAGGTCCTTGGCCGTCAGCACCACATCGGGCTTGGGCTGGCTCTTGCGCTCGATCACTTCCGGTGACTTGCGGTAGCACCCTGCGCACATCCTGTTGCCCGCCCTGGCGACGGTGTTCTTGAACTCCTCCGGCAGCTGTGAGGCCAGCCATGAGGTGGGGCGGGTATCCCTGCCGCACGTCCCCTCGCAGGGGTAGACCAGCTGGGGATCAAAGACCGGAACCTTCTTCTTGACCATTACGCTTCCTTCTTGGCACGCGGCTTACGGGGTGCCTTGGGGCCGGGGATCGGACGGATATCGAGCTTGGTGAATCCGGCGCGGGTGTACGCCTTCATCTCGGACGGGCCCACCTCCACCCAGCGGACGGTGTGGGTGCCGGTGGTGCCGGACAGGGTGGGCGGGATCAGCTTCTTCAAGCGGTCCTTTTCCTTCTTGCCGGAGGACTCCCGCTCATTGGCTGCAGCGTAGGAGTTGATGTAGGAGAGGATTTCTGGATCCTCAATCAAGCCCTCAGCGTCGGTGTCGCCGCCGCGGCAGACCGTCGCGTATTCGCAGTAAGCCCAGCACCATTCGCGGGCCTTGTCGCGGGAGGCGTCCTGGCCGTTGATGACGGCGTACTTCACGTCCTCCACCCACTGGTCAATCTCGATCAGGACCTCGGGGTCATACCACATGCCGAAGGTGTACGGCACGGGCTGGGCGCCGGAGCGGTCGTAGTACACATCGTTGATCCAGATGGGCTCGTCCGGGTTGAGGAGGCCCTTGCGGATCATCGCGTTGACGTACTGAGTGAGTTGGAAAATCTGCTGCTGGGAGGGGCCGTACTGCTTGACGTAGTCCAGCTTGTCCTTGCTCTTGAGGTCCCAGACCCCCTGGACGCATTTGTAGGGGACGTCCTCACCCTTCTCTCGTCGGGCCTCCTGCTCCTCGAACTCTTTGACCGTCGCCGATCCCTCCCACGGGATGACAAGGTCAGCGTGGGTGTCCACGCCGCCGCCGGACAGGAAGGTCGAGTGCCCCTCCTCCTGGACCAGCAGGTTCGGGTGCATGACTTTGAGCTGCTTCTCGATGGCGTCACCAAGCACGGTGCCGATGAATGCTGCGGTCACGTCGCGCTCGTCCGACGGTGGAGTCTGGCGGATCATCAGGACCGCATGCTGACGGCAGTGGCCGATATTGGATGCGCCGAGCTTGAACTCGCGCTGCTGCTCCGAGCGATCGGTTCCGTTCGACGCCGCTTGGATCGCGTCGTAGACCATGGTGGACGCTATCTTCTCGAAGGGGCTTTCGCTGTGCTCGATAACTCTCTGGTACTGCATGGATTCCTCTCGTGGATGTGGGGGAAGGGTAGCGCGGGGCACCGACAATTTCAGTGCCCCGCGCTGGGTCGGGTGCCCGACCCTAGTTGTCGGTCTCGCCGCTCAGCGGGCCGACCGGCTGGCCGTCCACTGTCGCCTGCCCGGGGAACGGGTCAGCTACGTGCTGCTGATAGCCCTGGCCGGCGGGGTCCTGCTCGGCATCCTTGGCTGCCCGGGCGGACAGTGCCGAGTTCAACAGACCCTGGTTGACCGCGTGCTGCTCGTCGGTCACGCCGGGGTGGCGCTCGACGCCATGGGCTGCCTGGGGGTGCTGGCCCTCCACCGCCGCCTGCATCTTCTTCACGGACTCGGCGTCGAAGCGAGCGCCGTTGCGCCACTCCTGTCCGGGGGCGACAATCCAGCGGACGACGTCATTGGTGCTGCCGCTGTCGTAGAGCGAGAGGCCGAACTGCGTGCCCAGCTGGATCGCGCAGCGCTTCAAGGCATCGGAAGCGGAGGACTTGAGGGCCATGTCCATGGCCTCGCCAAGCACCGGCTGGGCGTTGAACCCCACCGCCACCTCGTCATAGAACGCGGCGAGCTGCGGGATGATCAGCCGGGAGGTGGTGGAGAACGCGATGGACCAGTTCATCTTGTCCTTGTTCGAGGACTGCGGAACCTGCTCCCGGTAGACCAGCTCCTGATGGATGATCTGCAGGGACCATCCGCCGAAGCCGAAGACCCGGTTCAGCATGGCCTTCACGTCCCATGCTTCGAGATAGCTCATGCCCTTCTTGGCCGCCACGCGGCTCTGCTGCAGGTTGGCCATGAGCGTCTTGAGCTGGCTCTCGGTGAGGGGGCGGACCTCGTCATAATTGAAATGCGGTGGGGGCATGGGGGTGAATGTCATGTATCCATCCTATCGTTTTTCGTTAACAAAGTCAAGCTTCAAGATTCAGTTAGCGTCTTGATTCTCTGGTTAATGAGAGCCGCTACAAGGCTCTGTGCGGGGACAGAAAAGGTCGGGACGGACATTCACCCATCCCGACCCCTTCCAGGCTGTCAGGCGACGTAGGAGCGCGCCCCGTCGATAGCCTCCTGAGACATCCCCGCCGCCTCATAGAAGCGAACGCGGTTGAAGCCGCCATGCTGGCGCTGCAAAGCCGAGGCCGTGATGGTCACCATGTGCGCCCAGGCGGCGACTGCGGTGCTGTCATCTCCGGTCCCGGGCTTGGCCTCGCGGTACTCCTTGGCCAGCTCAGTAAAGAACCTCCGCCCCAGCGACATTAGAACTTCCTCCCGTGCTTGTAGGGGCGGGTGGTGTTGTAATGGCGCTTGGTCCGGTCGGCCTCGACGTACTTGTCCTCGCCGTCCACGAGGTAGACCAGGTCGTTGATGCGGATGTTGGCATCTGCCAACTCGACCAGGAACCCCTCCGGCTTGCAGAGCGGCTTGCCGTCGGCGTCGTAGCTCTGCTTGTCGTAGTAGACCGTTTCTTCGCTGACCGTCTTGCCGGAGTCATCCTTGAGCTTGATGGTCGTGGAGTAGTAAATCTCCAGTGGATCGCGGCCGGAGCGGATTTCGCCCAGCGCCTCGGAGATTTCCTCGTGGATCAGCGCCAGCTTCTCGGTGATCGCCCGGCGCAGGTTCGCCTTGTAGGTTTCTGACTCCCCGGAGATGTCTGCGCTGGTGTTGCGATGCGGCCAGTCGTCATGGAAGCCATGGTCCGCGGAGTTCCCGCCGGCGGCATTGATGTGGAGGCGCTGGCCTGCTCCGATCAGGCGGTCCGTCTCGGAGATGGTGGGTGTGTCAGTGCTCATGAATGTGCTGCCTTTCGTTGTGTTGATCCTTGGTGTTGGGCATACCAGCGCACGCCGAGGTTGGCTAGCTCAGTTACGCCTTGCGGGCTGGTAAATGCCCACTGAATTGCTTCACCCGTTTCGAGTCCGTGCGGGTGGTCATATGGTGAATGTCGCTCACCGATCATGGTGATCGCGGATTCGTCGACCGAGTCCGGCACATGGACCTCGATACTAATGCTGTGAGTCATCAGTTCCCCCCTCATTATCGTCCACAAAGACGACCTTGCCGTCTGTAGTGAAGCGTACCCATCCCATGAATGTCTTGATAGGGACGGATGCAACATCGGTTTCATGGACGCTAACGATGAAGCCCAGCTCTTGGGCTCTCTTGGGGTTCGCATGTGCCCATCGGTGGTCGGTAGTGCAGAGGCCGACGAGAATTTCGATGGCATGGCCACCTTCCCGTCGGCGCTGCCGGTGATGCACCTCGCTGTAGCCGGAGCCACAGCGGGCGCATTGTCCGTTCTGTCGCTCCCGGACCAGCTCTCGTGCCCTGGTCGGGATCGCCGACATTAGAAGGGAACGTCCGGAACGGGCTGCAGCTCGGTGATGAAGAAGCTGTAGATGTCGCCGGACATCAGCCAGTTCGTCACGGCATTCCAGTCACGGAACTCCTGGGTGCCGGGCTTGGTGCCGGTGGAGAACCAGCGCTTGTCAGGGGTCCGCACCAGCAGGAACTCGTAGCTCTTGCCCTTGCGGTTGTACTTGACGCTAACGCTGATCCTTTCCCTTCGCGGCTCCGCTGGCTTGTGCTTGACGATGTCCTGCAGGTAGTCAATCCGGTCGGCGAGGGTCTGCTGCAGCTCCAGAGCGCACTGCAGTTCGCGCTCGGGATCGGGGGAGGGGGTTTGTGCTGGGTGCATGTAGATCGTTCCCTTTGCTGGTGGGAGGTAGACGCCGCCGGTATCGACGACGCCGTACCTGCGGCGGGTGTTGGAATCGAGATGGCGGCGGGTGCCGCGGGGACGGACGCCGGTGCTGTAGAAGTCGGCGCGGTCCTCGTCAATGGCCCGCTCCAACTCTGCCGACTCCATGGATTCGGTGTAGTAATCAGCCATTGGTGGCATCCTCCTTCGGGGGTTTGGTGGACCAGGTGAAGGCGAAGTCCTTCACCCAGTCCGGAACGTCGGTCTCCTCGCCCCGGAGGCCGGCGGGGCCGTCGATCAGGAAGTTGCCCACCATGGGTGAGCCAAAGTCGCCGATGCCGTTGCCTGTCTCGTAGGCCAGCAATTGCATGGCCCGTGCATTCATGCGTTCGCGGGCCTCGGGGTGGAACAGTCCCTCGTCGTCGCACCAGAAGGTCAGCTTGTCGGTGCCGATGCGGTCCACCGTCTGGCAGTCGATCAGCTGGTACATGTCTTGCAGCCCGTTGAACTCGACCTCGCGGATCGGCTCGTCATTGTCGAACGGGATCAGGATTCCCTTGGTCATTAGTCCTCCTCGTAGGTGACAGTGCCGGTCTGGGTCAGCATCTCGCCGCCGCGGAAGACGTTCCGCCATTTCGCGCGGTCCTCGCCTTCCCACTCGACATAGCTGCCTTCATCGACAAATGGAGCCAGCGCCCGGAGGAAATGCTCCTCGCCTCCGGTCTTGCTGTCGTACCAGCCAAGGCGGAACCCCTCCGCGGTCATTTCGTTGTCCTGGAATCCAACCTCCTGCATGATGTCCTCGACGGTGTGCAGGTTCTTGTCGTAATCCGGGTCCATCCAGGCGAACCACTTCTCGCCAGTGGAGGAGCCGCCGGTCTTCAAATCGTCGCGCTGGTTGAGCGCCTTGAGTGCTGCCAGTGCTTCGGGAAGCTTGGCGGCGGGGATGGTGACCTCCACCGCCGTCGCCTCTACGTTGTAACCCATGGTGTGTCTCGCTTTCTGTGGTGGAGGGTCGGGTGCCCGACCCCTACAGCTTGTTGTTCTTGAAGCCCATCTGCTCGACTTCGAGGTCGGAGGCAGCCATCCATGGCCACTCCAACGTTCCTTGCTTTCCCCAGCGCAGATGCGAGGGGAAGTAGCGACTGCGGACCCGGGGGAAGCGGGTGCGCTGCCACTCATACCAGCCCTTGACGTCGTTCTCCGGCCGGAGCCCGTAGCCAAAGTCAGGCCATTTGAGGAACGTGCTCGATCCATAGGGCCGGACCGCCCGCTCCTTGTCAGCACCACTGCGGTGGGGCGCATGGTGCTCCATAATGAACGCCGTGCCGTGCAGGCCACGCGCCTCGTTGATCGCCACCTTCATCTCGTTGACCACCGCATGGTCGGTCAAGTCTTTGGAGGACAGGTTGTAGAGCGGGCCGATGACCACGAGCTTGGGCTTGTGGGCGTTCACCCGCTCCAGCAACCAGCGCTTGCCGGCGGGCTCGTTGAGGTTGATTTCCGAATCCCACTCCTCCTGCAGGATCAGCATGCCGCGCTCGATGGGACGGCCCAGGCGGCGAGCCAGTCCGATCATGTGCTGCCACGACTCGAGTACCTGGTCGGGGTGGTTCTCGGTGTCGATCACCAACACCTTCTGAGGCTCAATGTCCTGGCCGGTCCACGGGTGGATACCCGCGGCAACCTGGACGCCAAGCTGGCGGCACAGTGTGGACTTGCCATGGCCCTCGAAGCCGGTCAGCAGGAGCCGGTCACCCTGGGCCAAGACGCCCGGGATCACAAAGGTGGCCGGTTTGATTTCGCGCTTGATCGCATCGAGGATATCCATGCCGAAGGACTCCTTGGAATCCTCCTCCGCCGGGATGGTGACGATCAGGGTGTCGAACGTCCCGCCCCGCATAAAGTGGTCGGTGGCATCCTTGCAGCCGTTCATCGGCTCCATGACCTCCACCACGCAGCCCATCTCGATCAGCGATTCCCGCACCGCCCGGGCATGGTCGCGGCCCGGAGCGTCGGCGTCGGAGATGATGACCACGTTGGCTCCGCGCATCATCTCCGAATAGGACTCGTCCCACTTTCCGGCGCCCATCGGAGAGGTGGTGGCGGTTTCGCCCAGCGCACGGATGGTGTCCGCGTCCTTCTCCCCCTCCACAATGAAGATCACTCGGCCTTCATCCCTGGCCTTGATGACCTCCGGCAGGCAGTAAATCACCCGCCGGACACCGTTCATGTTCCACTTCCACCCTGACTTTGCTGTCTCGTCGGGGTGGCGCTGGCGGAAGTCCTTGCCGCCGGTTGGCTTGGGGATCCTCAGTACCTGGAACAGCAACTCGCCGTGCTCGTCGGCGTAGTCGTAGACGTGGGAAGCGTAGAGCGTCCGGCCCTCCTTGTCGGTGACCGGAGTCCATTCCCCCTCCGCCGCTTTCGAGAGATTGTTCTCGATGCGCGGCGCCATGAACAGCTGCCAGTCAATCCCGGCAGCTTCGAGGATGGAGTCCCGGGTGCAGTTGGCGTGACAGGTCATGACCACCGGCTGCTTCGACCCCGGAGCGACGTGGAGCGAAGCCGATCCGTCGTCGTGCGCTGGACACTTCACCATCGACTGCGTGCCCTGCTTTGCATAGTCGATTGCTTCCAGCAGTGAGTTCGCCTGGATCATGGCTTACTCCCACCACGGACGATCTTGGGCATTGGCCCTCCGTTCCTTCTTGTCAGCCGTGATCGCTTCCTGCTCGTCGGCGATCAGCCACTTCAACCACTCGGCGTCTGTCGGTGGCTTGTTCATCTCCGCCTTGCGGATGCGGTACTTCGTGATGGCCAGCTCGATATCCATCAACTCGACGTTGGCCCTTGCTGTAGCCAGCGCTCGTGGTCCCGGCCTCCACCCCTGGGGAGCATCAGCGGGAGCTTGGAGTCCTGCGTCGTCACGGCTTGATTCCGTGATGGAGGTGGGGGGTGGTGGTGTTTCCAACTCACCCTCAGTACTAGGTGAGTTAACCCCCTCCCCGTCTTTAATAAGTGTTATTGGTTCAGTGTTATTAATATCGGGCTCTTGTCCACCGGTGGAAAACGTACCGATGGTGGGACCATCAGGCTGTTTCGTACCGATGGTGGGTTGGTCGGTCACCGTCTGGGTGTGATCGAAGGTGCCGTCCGACTTGTGGGTGCGGGTCCGGGTCAGGTAGCCCAGCGCCTCCAGCTCCTTGAGTCCGGACTTGATCGCACGCTCCCCATCCACGCCTGACTTGGCCAGGCGTTCAGCGGAGGTGGACCATCCCGGCGGGCGGGAGAGGAGGAAGGCGAGAATGCCCCGGGCCTTGAAGCTCAGCCGGCCGTCGGCCAGCGCGGCATTGTGAATCTGTGCGAAGTTATCGGAAGGCCGTGGACCTCGAACGATCATGAAGTGTCTCCTTGGGGAAATGGAGACAACACACCCGGCCATGTATCCTTGGGGGAGTAGATGCTACTGGGTGTGTCATCTGCAATCTGTGCAAAGCGAGGCCCTGGTTGGTGGACCGGGGCCTCTGCGCTGTCTACGAACTGATCCTAAACCAAAGTGACCAATGGGGCGGATGGGGTAGGATCAGCTACGTGTGATGGAAGGGACCCTCGTGCTGGGGCGGCTGAGGGTCCCTTCATCATTTCCCTGGACTACTCGCCAGCGTGTCCGAACTGGACTGCCTGGTCCGCCCGGTCGTAATCGGCCGGCTCAGCGTAGGGCTCCACCTGAACGGGCTCGGAGTCATAGTCAGGGCCCTCGACTTCCTCGACCGGCGCCACCTCGAACTGCTTGCGCAGCTGGGGGTACTTGGCCAGCAGGTCGGCGACTTCCTTCTCCGCCTTCTCCTCGTCCGTCAGGCGACGGACGTACTCCAGACCGTGCTCGTCGTACTTGGCCTCGGTCCGCTTGATGACCTCGGGCTTGTACTTGTTCAGCACTTCGCGTTCGGCCTCATTGCGGAGGCGGTTCTTGAGCTGCTGGACCGTCTCGCCCTTGGTCTTGATGTTCAGACCAGCGGACTTCTTATCCGCCGCCGGCGGGGTGGCCTCGGTGCCGCCGGGCTTTGCGTCGGCCTTGGCCTTGGATGCTGCAGTTACCATGTCTAGCTCCTTCGTGTGTGATGTGGTGGGTCGGTTGCCCGACCCGGGTTAGTACTTGCCGATCAGAACGGAGGCTCGGAATCCGGGCCGTTACCCCAGCCCCCGCCCTGGTTGCCGCCCTGCGGGGTAGCCCAGGGATCATCCTGCTGCTGGTAGTTGCCACCCTGCTGGCCGCCCTGCTGGTTGCCCTGGTAGTTCCCGCCCTGCTGGTTGCCGCCCTGGTAATTGCCGCCACCTTGCTGGCCACCTTGCTGGTTGCCGTTCTGGTAGTTGCCCTGGTTGCCGCCGCGGTTGTTGCCGCCGCCCTGGTTGTTGCCGCTGCGCTGGGTGCGGTTGACCTTGGCGTTGGCGTACTTGAGCGAGGGGCCAATCTCCACGATTTCCAGCTCGGTGACCGTGCGCTTCTCGCCGTTCTTCTCGTAGCTGCGTGACTTGAGGACGCCGGAAGCGATGACGCGCATGCCCTTGGTCAGCGACTCGGCGACGTTCTCGGCAGCTTCGCGCCAAACGGAGGACCGGAGGAACAGTGTCTCGCCGTCCTTCCATTCATTGCTCTGGCGGTCGAAGGTCCGCGGCGTGGAGGCGATGGTGAAGTTCGCCACCGCATCCCCGCTCGGGGTGAAGCGCAGCTCCGGGTCGTTGGTGAGGTTACCGATCACGGTGATCGTTGTCTCGCCGGCCATTTAGTTCTCCTTCTTGGTGGTGGATTCGGCAGCTTGCCACTCGAAGTACATGTCCACGTACTTCCTGCCGTCGGTTTCATCGACTCGGGAGTTGCGGGTGGTGATGACCACGCGCCCCTTGTCGGTGACATAGGGTTCCCGGGTGTACTGCCGCAGCGAGTTCACACGGGTGATGCGGATGCCTTCCGCGGCGAGGACGGGGTGGCCGGACTTCCGGGCCAGCTCCGCCGAAGCGTCGAAGTCCTTGACGATGTGGTTGGCCCGCCTCGCCGGGGGCACTGAACGTACTACTTTCCCTGCCATGGGATGGGTGCTCCTTAGTGTGGGTGGTGGACGGGGTGTGCAGTATCTAGTTTACACCTAAAGTGAACCGATAATGTACGCTTATTGTCCACGATCTGGGTCGGTTACCCGACCCTAGAGGCTAATCGTCGGGTTATCGAGGCGCGCTTCGATGGTCCTAACGCGCTCGGTAAGCTGTTCGACGCGCTCCCAGACCGGCCGCGGCTCCGGCTTGACAGACTGAACCCCGTTTGAATCCACCATCGGGACCAGCTTGCCGGTGATTTTGACCTCGCCGTCACTGGTGATGTAGGCGTTGCTGACCTCCACCCCATGCTCGGTCAACAGCGCCGCGATCCTCATGGCAGGGCTGGAGGATTCGACGGCAGGCTCGTCTCCGCTGGTGTCCCTTCCGTGCTCGGGGTCGGTGCAGCGGATGCCGACCTGGTCGAAGATTTCCCGGAACATGGAACCCTCGACGTAGCGGGATTCGGCCAGCGCAATGGCGGCGTCAGCCACCTCGCGCTCCCGCTCGATAAGCGCAGAGCTAATAGTTGCCTCGGCATAACCGCCGAGCTTATATCCAGTCAGGGTGCGTCCGACCAGCGACCGTATTGATTCAGGCATGGTGTCTCTCTTTCTGTGGGGGTGGTGTGAGTGGCCCGGGAGGGGCAAGGACTAGCGCCCTTGCCCAACCCGCACTACTCAGCGCTGGTGGCGTCCCAGTCCGTGATGGTGAAGCTGGTGGAGTGCGGCCGCCCAAGGTCCAGTCGCAGCTCCTCACGGATCATGGATTCATCTACGGCATCCATCGCCGCCTCCGCATCAGGCTGCTTCTCGATCTTGATAATGAGGCGGAAGCCGGTGACAAAGCTCAGGCTATCGGTGGAGATGAACTGCCAGCCGTAGCGGTTGCGGAGGTCTTCGTCGATTTCGCCGGAGGGGTCGGAGTCCTCGACCCGCATGGTGCCGGTGACGGTGACCTCCCAGTCTGGATCGTCGGACTCGTCCTCGTTATCCTCCTCGTCCTTACGGTGCATCAATCCCAGTGGGTCGATGATGCGCTCCTCGTACTGCTCGCACCAGCCCTGCTCCCTGGCGACTTCGTTCATGTCCTTGTTGATCTGGCGCTCGCGCTCCTCCAACACGACAGCAACGCCAATCAGTCGAGTCTCCTCCTGCTTGGCGTCAGGCAGATTGACCAGGGCGTTGACGAACCCCAGCTTTGCGCTGGCCCAGTAGACAGAGGGGGTGGTGAAGTCGGGGAATCCGGACGGGGGGAGACCTGGCAGCCAGCCAGCTGCCGTCCAGTGGCCCAGCGTGGACCAGCGATCAGGCTCCCGGTAAGCCAGCAGGATGACGTCGGGTGAGAAGAAGGAGTCAGTGACGCAGTACAGCTCACCGTCCTTAACCTCGGGATTTAGGGTGGCGCCGTCCTCCACGTGGATACCGAACATGTCACCGGCGCGGGGGGTGCGCTTGGGTGCCTCAACCTCGACGTAGAACATGTGGGGCATGGTGTAGGCGGAGAAGAAGTCTCCCTCGCCCATGATCCATGGCGTGTCGCCGGGGCCGGAGATGACATTCCAGCGGTTGGACTCGAAGCGGACCAGCGGACCCTCGCCATCTTCTTCGAGCACCCGGTAGTAGTGGCCCTCGATTCCCTCCGGATTGAGGACTGCAACATCGGCGAAGTGGGAGGAGGAGCTGCTGTCCGCCAGCCAGGCCGGGGCGCAGGGGCGACCGCGGGTGATGGTCCCTGCGGTGATGGGGGCTTCCTCGTCATGCGGCCGGAGAACCAGGACGGGAACTGCCCGGGTGCTGGCCGGCCAATCCTCGTACTTGGCCTTGATGACGATGTCGGTGGTGGGGCGGGGGTAGTGGGCGATCTTATCGATCGCCTCTTGGAGTCGCGTGGAGAGCATGATCCTAGCCTTCGTATTCGGAGCGGGGGGTGATGCGGCGGACAACGGGGCTGACGGTGTAGTCGCCGACGGTAGCCCGGGATCCATGGAGGGTGCGGACGTGCTCCATCACCGAGTGACGGGTGACCGGGTTCACCTCGCTGCGGTTGGCACAGGTGTCCATGATCAAGGAGGTCAGGATGGCCAGCTTCATGCCGACATGCTGGCCCTTGACGCCCCACGTGGACAGCTCCTCGTCGGAGGGTGCAGCCTGGGTGGGCAGGAGAACGTCAACTGCGAGGTGGTGGTTGAAGATCACCTCGCCCAGCGAGTGGCCCTTCTCCACCAGCTGGTCCAACTCGTCCCACATGTCGCACTCAGCCACCGTGCGGTAGACCAGCGCCTCCAGGTACCGACGCCGCCAGTGCGCCTTGGCCACGCGGACCTTGGCATCCGTCACGGCTTGGGTTTCACCGGGCACCGGCCACAGCTGCAGCGCCCACGGTGCTGCCTGGCACCAGCGCCGGACCTCGATGGAGTCCATGTCCGCCGGCCATGTTCCTCCGTCCGAACGCATCGGGTTGGAGAGGCAGACCCTGCCGTTGAGCGTGGTCGTCTCGGGCTCACCAAGAACGAACAGGTCGTCGGTTAGAAAGCCCAGCATGTAGGTGTCGTGGAGGCGGGGGTTGGTGGGGGAGAGCGGGATACCCTCCACCTCCCGGCCACGAGAGGAATACTTGATGGCGCCATCCTTGTGATACATGGCGTAGATGTTGCAGATTTCCCCGGCGATGGGATTGTATCCAGGTTCGTCCATCAGGACCAGGACTTCGGTACTGCCCATGGAGTGGACGTGATCGACGACGGGATCGACGTAGTAGATGCGGTCGGATTGGGAGATCATGGTGGGTTTCTCTCTCGGTGGGTGTGGAGGAGGGTCGGTTGCCCGACCCTCCCGGGGTATCACTTGACGGTGATGGTGATGGTGTAGCTCTTGTCCTTGGACAGCAGCCCCCGGTAGTCTCCGCGCTTGCGGAGGAAGGGCGGCAGCTCCTTGGCGATGGTGGCGACTGTCTCCTCGGACCAGCCTGCTGCGAGCAGGGTCCGGCAGAAGGTGTCCATGGCGTCATCCATGGTGCCAACGGAGATGGTGGTGTCGATGCCCTCGCCGCCGGCAGTGGCTATCTCGTACCTCACCCGACTTCGACCAGCTCGCGGAGGAGGTGGGTCAGGCCCTCCTCGCCGGACCACTGCTTCTCTTTGCTCACCTCGTCGCACTCTTCGAGGTAGTCGGCAACATCCTGGGGGGAGGTGCCGATGGTGTCAGCCAGAGTTGCCACCAGTATCGGCGTCTCCTCCAGCGCTGGTGTTGTGCTCATGGGTATGTCCTTCCTGGGGTCGGTTGCCCGACCCTTGATCGGTTGCCGGATCATCAAACCACTGGAGGCACACCGAGCAGAATGACTGCGGGGTGGGGGTGGACTCCAGCTGGACGGGGAAGCCGTGCTCGGCCACCATGTCCGGGTCGATCCGGCAGAGTGTTGCTGCGTCAGGCGGACAGTAGTAATTACCGTTCGCCCATTGGTAAGGGTTGTCTGCCACAACCGCTCCTTGATCGTGCTTGTTTGTCGGTAACAAGTCTATCACAAAGTACAGACAATGTCAAGGTTCAAGGTATAGATCAAGGTTCAGAAGCTGTGGTCGGCTTCCCACTTGTCGAGGTGGGCCTTCGGGATGAAGTACCGCGTGCCGTCCAGCGAGGCGATGCCGACGTCCCAGCCCCGGTCGGCAGGCTCCATGAAGTAGACCTGTCGGCCGACCAGCTTTTCCCAGCGGTCCACCCCCACCACCTTCATGATTTCCATGAGGTACTGCAGGCCCCAGGCTGTACCCTCCGGGCCATTGTCGGTGGGGTGGTCCAGCCGGTACCCGCCGAACACAATGCCAGTGCTGCGCATCCGCAACCGCAGGCCAGCGTCGATCATGCCATGGTCGTTCTCGCCCAGCTCGGTGGCCTCAATCGTGGCCACCTCCAGGCGGTACTCCACGCCATTGACGGCGGCGGTGGTCTCGATAGCGAAGGTCATCAGAACACCTCCGTGGCTTCGAGTTCCTGCATGGCCGGGCCGGACTGTGCAAGCTCCAGCGCCTTGGCCTGGTTCATGATCCGCGGCGAGAGCCCGGGGTTCGGTCGCCAGATGTGCATTGTCTGGCGCAGGGCGTGGAGCGTGCCATCCTCCAACCGGACCTGCGGACCAGCGTTGACCACGTCCACCTCCTGTCCGATCAGGTCGGCACCGCAGCTGATCGTGACCTCGACGTTCCCCCACATGGCCTTGACCTTGAAGTACTTGGCAGCGAAGGCATCCTTCTCGGCGGACGGATCGCTGGGCACCCACTGGATGTGGTCGGGGAATGCCTCGACGATGGTGTTGATCTTGTGCAGCGAGCGCTCCTCCTTGCCGGGGCCGAAGTCCCAGATACTGAACCGCACGCAATTGATGTACTCGCTCTTGGCGTCGTCATAGTCGAAGTTGACGACAGGGTGGGGGAGGTCCGGGTGTTGCTCCATCAGTTCGGCCAGCGTCCGCAGCACCTCAATGGCAGTGCGGAAGCCGACAACCTTGGGCTCGGGGTTCAGGTCCAGCGCGTTCACTTGGCGACCTCGGCTGCCGTCACGGCCACCACGAGGGTGCGCTTGAGGAAGGTGTGCATGTCGGCGTAGGTGTCGTAGTCGATCTTCGCTTGCTGGGAACGGAGGTCCAGCATTTTGTCCCAGTTCTGCTTGGACAAGCTGCTGACCTCCCGGATGCCGGAGTCTTCGATCAGGTCCGAGACCCAGACTTGGTTGTTGCGGGTGGTGTCAACCTCTTTCGCAACGTGCCAGGAGATGGTGCCGTCAGGCCAGCGCACCCCGTACTGGGTAATGGACTCGGTGCTGGCGACCTCGTTGGGAATCAACACGGTCGTCTCGTCACGCTTGATGTTCATGGGTATGTCCTTTCAGGAGGAGGGGGTCGGTCACCCGACCCCCTCGGGTGGGTGGATCAGGCTGCGGCCAGGTGGACGGCCGCGATGAACTCCTCGCCGGTCACCGTGGTGGTGCCTTCGAGCTCGATGGAGAGGATGTGGGTGAGGCCCCGCTTGCCGGGAGTGGCAAAGCGTCCGATCACCTCGCCGCTGTACTCGCCCTCGTAGACCTCAAGCACGCGTCGGTCGAGGTCCACGATGTAGCCCCACTCGATGTAGCCGGGGTCCCAGGCAAACTCCTTGCCGTCGTTGACGAAGGGTGCAGCCAGCGTCTTGGCCGGGTCACCCTGGCAATCGCGAAGCCAGGAGTAGAAGTCCATCCCGGTGCTGACCGACTGCGGCTTGAACCCCGCCTCGGTTAGCTTCTCGATCTGCTCGGGGGTGGGTGAGTCGGACTCGTTGACCAGCGTGATCTTGGCCAGCTGCTGCTTGGCCTCCTCAAGGTTTGCCTGCTTGGCCCACTCGAAGACGTTCTTGCCCAGCTCCTCGGGGTAGGAGTCGAAGTGGCTGTAGGTAATGACGAGCTGGTCGCCGGAGGCGAAGCCCATGATGCCGCGTGTTCCCATGGTGTGTCCTGTTCTGTGAATATGTGGATGAAGCTGTGGATAAGTGGTGGCTAGTGGACCTCGAAGCCGCCGCGGGTGGAGGCGCTCTCAAGGAACTTGAGCCAGCTCTCCCACCACACAACAGGCTTCTCCTTGTTGCCGTCCTCCTTGTCGATGTACGTGGGGAAAGGAGCCTCGCGCCCCAGCTTGGCAGCCGTGCGGCACTCATGCTCGGTGACCAACCAGCTGTCGTTGGAGCTGAACTTGTGGGCGGGGATACCCTCGTACTCAGCCTCGGGGAAGGGGGACCAGCTGCGCGTTGGCCGGCAGCGCTCGGAGTACTCGTTGTCGTACTCGTCGATGCGCTTGTACCAGTCCTCGTTGGACTCCCCCTCGCGCTGATCCGGCTCGCTGTAGTCCGGCCACGCCGGCATGGCGTCACGGCTGTAGTTGTCCACGAGCATGCCGCGCTCGTTCATGTACTCGCGGCAGCGGCCCATGCCCCAGATGTTGAGGCGGTAGTAATCAAGCTGGGTCATGCTCATGGCCTCGCTTGCCGCGACAACTTCGGCCTGCGCAGCCTTCCATTCGGTGTCGGCGTGGATGACCTTCCAGTCCGTGATCCCGTCGATTGCCAGCTGCTTGGTGCGCTTCTCCCGGACGGCCAGTGCTGCATCCCACTGCTCGTCGGCTGCCTTCTTGGCCAGCTGCTCAGCCTCGGTGTACTCGTAGTTCTTGATGTACATGTCGTAACCCATGGTGTGTCCTATCTGTGGTGGGGGTCGGGTGCCCGACCCATCGGTTTACTTGTCGGGGTTGACGAGGTGGGCGTGCAGGTCATCCTCGTCGTCGTCACCCTCGGCGTGCTCGGCCAGGATGAAGTCGGCTACGTCGGCCCGGTCGGCTGCCCGGAAGATCGCGGCCAGCGCCTCAATCTCCGAGCAGGTGAAGCTGCCCCACGTGCCGCCGTTGTCGATGCCCTTGAGGACGTCGGCCGATACCCTGACCTGATCCCATAGGGCGATGACTTGGTCGATGGTGGGCATGGAGATTGGCGGGGGTGGAGCGAGGACCGAGTGGTCGGCCCCGGCCCGGGTGAGCATGGCCTTGATCGGAGAGACCAGCTTGGTCAGCTCGGCGGCGGAGATATCGTCCGGCCCGTCGAAGCGCTCGCGGCGCTTGCTTTCCAGCGTGGCCATGAGCTTGGCCGCTGCCCGCTTGGGCTTGGGCCAGTACTGCCAGCCGTCGGAGATGGAGTTGGTCCAGCCCATGAGGCGAGCCAGGATTTGCGCTCCCTCGTAGAGGTTGGGTGTATCTTCTCGGTCGAACCAGCGCTCGGCCGCGTCCAGTACTTCGTCCTGATTCATGCTGCTCCCTTGATCCGTGCCTGCTCTGCTTCGGCAAGCAATGTTTCACGTGAAACGCGGCCCATGTACTGACTGACCTCGTCGATAAAGGCGTCCCTTCCCTTGATCCGCGCTTGGTAATCGTTGGCGTGGTCGCAAACGTTGACGGTATCGAAGGGCGTGGGCTGCCCCTTGAAGCTGATGTTGATGTGGGGGTCCCCCTCCCCCCAGGTAAAGACCAGCGCGTAGACCCTGCCCCTGATCTGCTTATGTCGGATGACCCGGTAAGGGTTCCTCTCCTCCGATCGCTTACGCATCGTTCGCTTGGACATCACGGGCTCCTTCCTTGGTGACGTCCATCCAGGTGCATGACTCTGTGACAAACGCTTCACCTTCCTTGTTGATGTGGATGCGGCGAGGGGTTTTACCCACCGGGTAGGCGATCAGGTGGACCACCTCGGGGCGTGACTCGAAGGATGCGAACACCACGTCGTAGTCGTACTGCCAGCCGTACTCGTTGATCAGCATGCCGATTCGGTAGAACTGGGCATTGGTCATTGACGGCTGCTCCAGCCCATCGTCGTCGCCGACCGACTCGAACCTAATCAAAGGGATCCTCCCCTTCCGCTGGTGGGGTGGAACCGCCCGTGATGTTGGTGGCCGGCGGCTGCTCGGATGCCCAGCGAACCTTGGCCCGGCGCTTGGCATCCTCCTCGTCCAGTGCCAGCACCCAGTAAGCCCAGGTTCCCTCGGGCTCGCCCTCGACCGGAGGCCAACGATGCTCGCCAACCTCGACCTGGGTGATGACGTGGTCCGATCCCTCGGGGTGACCCTCGACCGTCCACATGATCGCTCCGTCGTGGCAGAGGCAGCGGCAGTTGGCGCCCTGCGGGTCCGAGCACTCCTCGTGCCAGCCGATGGAGCACTGCCGGTTGACGTGGTTCTCCCGGCCCTTGATGGCAAGCCAGTCGGTGTATGTCTTGTCCCAGTCCGCCGGCGCTTTGCCGACCAGCGAGACAACCTCGATGCGGTCAGTCATGGGGTCCTCCAACTTCGGGTGAGTAGTGCAGGTCGTGGAGCAGGGCCCTGACCAGGTCCAAGCGGTCAAGGTGGTGGAGGTGGAACGTCTCGCCGTTGAGAACCAGCACGGCATGGCCGCGCTCTGCATTCTGGACGATCAGCTCGACGTCGCTTTCCATCCTGTCGTGGAACAGCCAGAGGTTGTCGTCCTTCTCGTTCAGGATGGGCGGGACGTGGGTCGGTTGCCCGACCCTCTCGGCGATACGCTTGGACGCTGGGCGGTTCAGGTCGATGCAGAGCGGGCAAGTTACTTCCTCGATCAGGACCGAGAGCTTGCCGTTCTTCGTGCCACAGCGGGCAACCTGCATTCCCCAATCGAGATGTGTTGTCCCATCCGCCAGCACGTCGGCCAGGACCATGGGCATGCCGCGCTGGGCTTTCAGGAACGCCTCGGACTTGCGGCAGATGAAGCAGGTCACTCGCGCCGGGTCGGTGGACTGGTGGCCCCGGTCCCCGCAGACTGCGTAGACCTCGGCTGGGCTGGTGATGAAGTGGACAGGCATGGGTGTTCCTCCTTGGGGTAGGCCAGCGCCTCCACCACCGCATCGAACTGGGTCCGTGCGGATTGGTAGGCGTCGGTGTTGTGGCATCCCAGGCAGGTCACAGCCTGGACGTCGGTGGTGGTGAAGCCGCGCTCTCCACATTCGGAGGGCTTCATGAGGTTGGTGCTGGCGGTGGTGGATCGGAAGTGGACGGCGCGAGCAGTCACTTGCCCAGCTCGGTCTTGCAGACGGCGCAGGTCCAGCGGCTGGCCCAGTCCATCTCGAAGGAGATGACATTGGTGTCCACGTCCTCGATGTGGGCGAACAATCCATACCCTTCGGCCAGGCATTCGTCGTGGAAGTACTCGACGTCATAGAACTCAGACGGGGACTCGAGTAGCTTGCCCACAATGCGGTTGCCAAGATGATCCCCGGGGTGCTGGCCGTAGAACTCTGGGGAGGAGGGGGAGTACCGCTGGACCAGCGCCTCGTCGCTGACTCCATCCATGGTGACCAGCGCAAGCTCACCCTTGGGGTAGAAGCGCATCTTCATGGCTTCGGGATCGAAGCGCTGCTCGTCGTAGCAGAAGGCCCAGGCCGGGCCGATGTAGCTGGCGACCAGGTTGCGGGCCTCCGTCTCAGTGGCGGCGATGACGCGCAGCCAACCGTCGGGGTGTGCGTTCTTGAACAGGGGGTGGGGTTCGTGTCGGTACTTCTGGCCGAACGTGATGTAGAAGTTGGGCATTGGTAGCTCCTCAGTAGGTGGGTCGGTTGCCCGACCCCTTCTCAAACAGCTCGTCCCAGTTGGCGTGCTGCTTCTTGCGGGCCTTGGTGCGCTCGATGTCCCGGCGTACTCGCAGCTTGGCGAGTACATCCTGGGCGGCAGCCTCGAAGTTCTCGGGGTTGCGGTTCATCATGCGCAGCGCCTCGCTCAGCTCCAGCCCCTTGTCCTCGATGCGCTTGGCTTTGGCCACCTCATGGTGGATGCGGTACATGAGCAGCAGGGAAGGCAGCCCGATGGGCCAGCCAATCCCGGCGAACATCCCCATGCATGCGGAGAATCCCAGGGTGGGACTTTCCTTGTCGAGGTAGAAGTAGTGGAAGCGGGCGAAGAAGAAGGCGGTGGTGAACGCAACACCGGGGTAGATCATCCAGAACAGCTGCCAGAAGTCCATCACTTGCCTGCCTTTCGGTCGATGAAGCGGTACATGAGCACTCCGACGAGGGTGCCGAGGCCGATCATGCCAAGGGTGAAGATCGCCGCGAACAGAATCAGCTCCATTACTTGCCCGCCCTCCGCATGCAGTCCGAGTGGATGCAGCTGCCGTTCTCGATCAGCTCGGCGCAGTCATCCTCGGTCAGCCGGCGGGCCTTGACCACACCGGAGGACAGGTGGGTGTAGTCGAAGCCCACGGCGTACCCGCCGGGCCTGATCCAGCAGTTGATGTGCGGACCAGCGGCATGGCTGGTACCCCAGGTTCCCGGAGGATGGATCATGTAGACCTCCATCACGTGCTCCTGGCCGTCCCGCTCGACGATCAGCTTGTCCCCGATCCGGAGGGAGTAGGTGTTCAAGTCCATGGCGTTGCCTTTCGGAGGTGGAGGGTCGGTTACCCGACCCCTCGGTGGGTGGTGCTACGTGTCGTAGATGACCACGACGGGGGAGAAGAAGTCATCGGACCACTTCCAGTTCTTGCCCCGCTCGGCCAGCAGGGCGGTGAGTTCAATGGATTCATCGTCGTAGCCGAAGTCCTTGGCCGCGTTGATCTTGCGGACCAGCGCGGCGATCCGTTGCTCGCTCACTAGATGCCGTCCCGCAGAACGCGGAGGCTGGTGAGTTTGGCGAGGATTTCCCGCTCGCCCCATTCCTCCCCGGAGGTGTAGATCCATGAACCATCGACCAGGCAGAGGCTGATCTTCTGCTCGCTGGAGTTCTCGCCCTCGATCACCGAGTACTCCGCCGTCGGCAGGGTGAAGGGGTTCAGTGCGGCGAGCAGCTGGTCAGCGATCCCCCCGTTTCCAGACTTCCGCCACTTCTTGGTCAGCTCGTCGATGATATCGAGCTGTCCGGGCGTGAGGTTCACCGGCTCCAGCCCCTCCACCTTGGACTGCAACAGAGCGGTGAGTGGGACGATGGGCACGAAAGCCCGGAGGTGCTGGCCCCCTTGGTTGCCGACAATCAGCTGGACTACGTGCGCCTGGTCCTCGTCGAAGGACACATTCAGGTCCACCCCATTGTCCACTTGGCAGGGGAAGACGGTGTTGCCACTGATCGGCGTGGTCCACGGTTGGGTGGGTGCGGTCGGGTCCCAGCCGAGGCTGACCCGGGAGTTCCACGCAGCCAGCTTGTGCTGGTCCAAGACCACCTTCTCCAGCGCCTCGGCGTTGACGGAAATGGCCTTGGCGCCCCCGCTGCTGGTGATTTCAATGAGGTAGTCGTCGTTCACCCGGTCGATACCAAGGATCGTGCTGGACTGGGGGGCGGAGGAGTTGATGATGGTCATGACTCGCCCCCTTCCTCGGAGTCAGTGCGGAAGGATTCAATGGCGTCGAGGGTGTATCCCTCGCGGAGAACTTCGAGCTCCTTGTACTCGGCGAGGATATCCACGCTGGTATAGCGCTTGCCGTAGTGGTTGATTTCAAACCATGAGTCGTCGGCGTAGATGAACAGCCGGAACTTCTCCTCGCCGGGGCGCCGGCCGCGGATCACCGTGCCCACCTCGTAGGGCATCTCGAAGGGGTTCATGGCGGCGAGGAGTTCCTGCCGCTGCTGCTTGTTGGTGAACACCCAGCTGTCGGCCAGCTTCTGCATCCGCTCAAGGAGACCAGTGTCCAGCTCCAGCGCTGCGGCCAGGTCGTTGCGATCGACCCGTATCTGGCCCATGGTTTCCATGAGCGGGCCTTCACCATCCCTGCCGATGGTTACCACCAGCTCGGAGCCGTCCGGCTGGTGCTGCACGGTCATCGCCCGGTTAATGGTGGTGGTGGACCTGATTTCGTGAATCATGACGTTCCTTTCAGTGGGTCGGTTGCCCGACCCCTAGGTCCTTCTCGAATTGGTTGACGACGGCGGACAGCGCCTTCTTGGTTGCGATCAGGAGGTTGAATGCCTCCGTGAGGGTGATCTTGTAGCTGAACTCCGGCGCAAACTCAGGAAGATGGGTGCGCTGCCGTCCGGAGTCAGTGTCCCGCTCCACGTAGAGGTAGTGCGGCTGCCCGTTGGAGCGGCTGCCGGACTGGAAGTGGAGGGTGAACCCCTCCTGCATCAGGCCGAGGTGGTGAGCGAGGCTGTTGATGACCTCAACCAGCGCATGCACGTCCTGCTTGGATACCCGGCGGCTCATGCCCGGCCTACCATCACGGGGGCAAGACTGCGCATCTTGGCCTTGAGTATGGAGCGCTCGGCCAGCAGATACCACGGGGTCATCTGGTAGAGGTCGTTGACGATCATGAAGGATTGGAACCGGCGCTCTGCATCGAGGCGTGCCTTACGTGTACTCATGGGGTGTGTCCTTTGGTGGGAAGGAGGGGGAGGGTCGGTTGCCCGACCCTCCCGGGGGTGGTTAGCGGGTGGAGGAGCAGACGCAGTTGCCTACTCCGCAGCCGGCATGGTGGGCGTGGAGCCTAATGTAGTGCCCGCAGTTGGGGCACGCCTGGTCGTCTGGGCTGTGGCGGTGAGCGAACTCGTGGTTGTCCGCCGGGTCCGAGTCGTAGAAGCGACGCACCCACTGGGCATCGAAGCGCTGGCCGAACCGCTCCGGTTCGACGACGACAATCTGGGCGTGCCCCATAATCATGATGACCGGGCCGGGGCTGCCGTAGCGGCTGCCAACAAAGCCCGTGACGTGCTCCGTTCCGGACGACGTCATCCGGACGTGGGTTGTGACCGATACCTGGCCGGCGATGCCCACTTCGAGCTTGAGGTCCAAGACCTCGGCCAGCCTAGCCAAAGTAATCAGCCGGATCGCCGTCGCCAATCGCTTCCATGACGTCGTCAATATTGCCGTGGCGCATGGCCTCGTCTACCTTGGCCTGCGTCTCCTCGTGGGTGGCGGTGGGGCGCTCGCCGACCACCAGCTGCTGGCCGTGGCCGGTGCCGAGGGTGCCGGTGCCACGCTCCACAAAGTGAGCGCCACACATGTTGGCCCACGGTCCGTAGATGGTTTTGGCGTCGTACTCGGCGGGCTTGGATACCCCGTCGTCCTGCTTGCAGAAGTCGCAGTCGGGGAGTGATGCGACATAGGCGATGTTAGCCATGGTGTGCTCTCTTTCTGGGTGTGGGGGGTCGGTTACCCGACCCCTCGGTGGTGTTCTTTGCGGGGTAATTCCGTACAGGGGTATTTGAGGGTCAGGAAGTGAGCTTGTCGCGCTCTTCATCGGAGCGTTGACGTGCTTCCTTGACGTAGTGCAGCGCCGACTCAGTCTTGCCAGCATCGAGAGCATCGACGGCATCGGTGAGAGCTTCGGAGATATAGGCGAAAGCTGCCAGTGGGTGGTGGTTGGCAGCTTCGGCAGCGACCTTGGCGGGTGACTTACCGGGGGTGAGTGGCATGGTGGAATCCGTTCGTTCGGAGCGGGGTCGGTTACCCGACCCCCTCGGTTGGGGTGTTGGTCCGGTAGGTTCTGGGCACTACCGGACCAACAACACAAACTCTACCACAAGGTACAGATTGTGTCAAGTTTCAAAGTTCAGTGAAGGTTCAGATGCATTGTTCGGTGAACAGGTACCACACCCCGTTGGTTCCGGGCAGTGCCACCTCTCCCTCTCCCTCAGTGCGGGGGGCGGTGACGTGGTTGTTCCCCACGACGTCGATCCGTGAGCCTTGGCTTGGCTTGCATGAGGTCCGGAGTTTGGACCACCCATTGTTGGAATCCCAGGCATCCCAGGCCAGCGCTCGATCCGATTCCGTGAGGTTCCCGCAAGCGCGGTTCCCGTGCAGCTGGCAGTCGAAGCCGGGTTCATCTTCCATGGGCTCCTGCGCCGCTATGGAGACGGGAATCTGGGTCGGTTGCCCGACCCCTTGAACGGTGGGGGTGGAGAGCGCGCCGATGGTGAGGCCGGCGGATACGATGACCAGCGCAGCAGCGGAGGCAGTGAGGGCGTTGAGTTTCATGGGTGTGTCCTTACGTGGGGTGTGTGGGTAATCGAGTGGGGGAGGGTCGGTTACCCGACCCCTAAGAATGAGCGTGGGAGCTGGGCATACGTCCCCCTGGGAATCACAGCTCCCCCACGTGGGCGCCGGGGATGGAGGCTTCCACTATCTGGTGAGCACCGGCGGCAGGCCGGAAGGTTTCACCCATCCTGCGCTCAAATTCGTCCACGCACTGGCCGGAGGCGTTTTCCAGTGAGACGTAAAAGTCGGGGGCCGACGCCCTAGCGATGACAAACCACCCAAAGTGGGCCAGCGCTCGATGGTTCTGGGCGTGGGGGTACTGACGTACCCGAGCTTTCCCATCCTGCACCACCACTAGTCGCCAGTATCCCGGGATCAAGTCAGTGGTGAGGGCGACCGACGCCCGGTAGGGGGCTAACCGCTGGTCGGTGAAGGTGGAACCGCGGACTATGCGGTGAGGGGAGCGACGTTCCATGAGCGCATCCATTCAGTGTGCGGGGTGGGGGTCGGTTACCCGACCCTATGGGCGGTGAGTGGGGGTCGGTTACCCGACCCATGAGTGCCTGGCCGGCGACCCACGTCCCCCTGGGTAATTCCCTGGGCCGAGCCATGACCAGCGCTCGATACCCGTCACGGGATAGGGGGGAGTGGGGGTAGTGCTAGGCGTCTACTGAAAAAGTGAACCGTGACCCGTAGGGCAGTGAGTAGAGCCAGTCACTGAGACGGGACGGGATACGGGCAATGGTCCGGCGACCAATGGTGAAGTAGGACTTGCGCGGGTACATGGTGAGCGCCTATCTGTGGTGGGTGGGGGTGGGTCGGTTACCCGACCCTGTGAGCAGGGGAAGCCCCGGACCAGCGCCCGAGACTTCCCCATCCCACAGGGGAGAGAGAGAGAGAGACATAGAGAGGGATAGGGAGAGGGGGAGGGGGAGAGGGAGACCCCCCACTGAGGGGAGGTCTCCCTACTGTGAGTTCCTAGGCGATAAGTTCCTCCAGTTCGGCGGCGATGGTGGCGGCCGCCCCGTTGAATGTGTTGACGTCGGACTCGGTGATGATTCCCCCACCCTTGACGTAGATATCCAAGGCGGACTTTGCCCGGGCCATGAAAGCGAGGATATCGGCGAACGTCATAGCGTCATCGTCGGCGGGGGTGGGGTCGGTTACCCGACCCTCAGATTCCTCAGTGTCGGCCGATTCCTCAGTGTCCTTGGCGTCCTTGGCCGCTTTACTGGCCGCTTTCCGTGCCTTGGCCTGTTCTTTGTTGTACGCCTCGAAAGCGTCATTGACTACGGTCCGGTCATCGTCGGCGGGTGGGGTGGTCCGTTCCTCCATGCCAGCTTTGGCCAGTGCCACTCCTGCCTGCAGGTAGGGGCGGAGCGTGTTCTTTTTGGTGGCGACCTTTTTGTTTTCTGCCGCGTTGCCGTAGTCCGCGCTGTAGAGGATCTTTGTGGCGTCAGCCAAGTTGGCTTCACCCTTGAACGGGTGGACCATGGCGGCGGCGTAGGCCACACGAGAGAGGATGACGCGGGTGGATTCAAAGGCCAGCTTGGCCGCCTTGAAAGCGTCATCGGCGGACGTGTGCTCGATGGTGCCAGCGGCCCAACGTGCCCGGAGGTCGCGGATTACGTTGGCTTCATCGGTGGCCAGCGCAGCCTTATCGGCGGCAGTGAGAGCGCGGCCCTTGACTTTGGGCGTAGCGGTGGCAGGAGTGGCGGGGGTAGCGGTGGCTGTTGCCATGGGAATCACGGTTCCTTTTCGTCGGCGTCCCGTTCGGCGTATCCGTTCGGCGACAAACACAAATCTTCCACGTCCAGATTCAAAAGTCAAATTGAGTACAGATTCACCCCGTATCCCGTGACGTGGCGCGGTTTATTGAGTGTCCGGACGATTCCATGAGGGAGCCCGATTCCCGCGTTTTTGGGCAGGGTCGGGTGACCGACCCCCGTACCCAGTGACAACGGCCGGCATGGCCCGGTTGCATAGCGGT